TCCATCTAACCCTGTTCCATCTAATCCATCCCCTTTATCAGCATATTTTGCTAGAGCTTTTTTATCTTGGTGTCCTAAAACAACAGTAATAATTACAGATTTTAGTGCTACAACACCTTCTCCCTGCCTATCAAATATATCAATCTTGTTAATACCTCTTAACTTATATGCAGAGTTAAAAGCAGTATTAATATCATACTGAACTTTATTTAGTGCTAGTTCTTTCTTACTTCCAGGCCTAGCTGATATTTCACCTTTCATAAGAGGATCAAAAGCTGATTCTAAAAAGTCTACTAGTCTTGCAGTAGAATCGTTTCTTGCTCCTGCATCGCTACCTGCAAACCCTGCGTTAGAAGCTTGGGCTTTTGTAACAGCATGGTGTCTTTGATGCTGTGCCGCTCTAACAGGAATAAATCTTCTTGCCCCTTTTGTAGTATTAAAATGTTGAGAAGCATCTGTTCCCGAGTCATCTTGATACTGATTTGCATATTTCTTTGCATCCGCATGCAGTCCATTAGCAGTATGTCCCATTATCATTTTCAGAACATCTTTAATTATCGGTAAATCAGCGTCTGAAGGTGACTTATACATAGTAAAATTTTGATAAAATCTTACTTTATAGTCTCTACCTTGAGAATGAATAGTAACTTGATTACCAGCAGATGGATCGTACCTTCTGTCTATAGGTAAATCAACTCCCGTAGCTTTATCCTTTTTTAGAGTACTTGCTAAAACATCAAATCCTGCAGATTTGTACTTCCCTTTTAACAAGTTCACACCCATTCTTTTAGTGTAACCCTGCGCCGCTATTCTTTCTAATCTAGGTTTTATTAGTCGCCATTCTTTAGCATTTAATCCTCTAGGTTGTTTTCTCAAATATAGTGCTACTTCTGTTACAATATAATTAACTATCCATTCTTGAGTATAAAAGCTTTCTGTAATATATCTTTTACTCTGATTCTTTGTAGATACTTTAGACCCTGGATAATGTGCGAGAAATTTATCAATTTCTCCAAACATTGTATCAAGAGCCATTAAATTACTACTCTATATAAATCCAGTACTCTTTTTATGTGGTCTGGAAAATCTGAAGAAGTTCTTATACCCGAAGTTCCTTGATTTTGTACTTGCGCGCCACCTAATGTTCTTCTTTCTTTGTGTTCGTCTCTCATATAGTAATTTACTAAGTCAAAGAGTGCTAATTGTAAATCTTTAGGAGTAGTGGCATATCCAGCTTTGTATGTAATTCTGACTGCCCCCATACCTTTTGCCCAATTTTTGGGATTTCCACTCGTATGTGTTCTGATTATCGCATCAGATTCAGTATCAACATAGTATTCATAGTTACCTGTCGTCAATTCTACATAAGGTTCTGAGTAAGCTGTTCTTTCTTCTACTTTTGAAACCTCTACTAGCGGACTCTCACTCGTAATTACGGTTGTTGTCGCTGTATCGTTCATTGAGAAAGTCTCAACTTTGCTTGTGCTATAAAAATCTATAAAACTTATTCCACAATATTTCTTTACTAAGTCAGATACCTGAGGTACTATAACTGCAAGACGGTCGTCATCCTTCTCTCCTCTGAGACCCTCTGCATCTTTGTATTCTGCTACTGTAATTAAATCTGCCATAATAAAGTGGTGGGTTATAGGTAACCCACCAAAAACCGTAATTAGGTATTAGCTACCTTTATAAGCAAATGCCCACTTAGAAGTTGCACCGTCAATTAAGTCAGTGAATCCTAATCTCTGAGAAGCCACTAGGACTCTTCTTTGATTAGCTACTTCGTAGTCAGATTCTATTGTAACACCTCTTAATCTTGGCATTACATAGTTTCTTGGGTATACAGCGATTGCGCCATATTTACCAGCTGCTTTAGTTGCGAATTCATCACACATGATTACTCTTGATCCGAATACTTGTCCGATTTCGCCTGATAGTTTTGTTGCCATGTCGCCAACTAGGTTAGCATCTTGGAACTCAGCATCTTCTAGTAAGTTGTAGTACACGTCTTGTGAGACAATGTAAACAATTTCTGAAGGATTGATACCATATTTACCCATGTTCTTTCTCATGGCTAATAGGTCAGCTGCTGTAACTGCATCAGTTGCTGCGAATCCAGAAGCACCGTCTGAAGTTTCGTGGTTATCACCGTCAGCCATATTTAATAGCCCAGCAAACGCTCCTGATGAATAAACACCATTGTCGTGGTTACCAGCTAAAATAGCATTTTCGATACTTCTTGCGTGTGATCTTACCATTGACTCTCTAATTAAAGGAAGTATTGGCATGATTGCATCTTCTTCAGTCTCATTACCTAAGTATGATTGTGAAATCAACTTAACTGTTGAAAGTGTTCTTTCAGCTAAGTCTACACCACCGTAAGGTGAACCTAATGTGTCGCCTCTTTGGGCTAAGTTACCATGTGGTGAACTACCTGAAGCTGTTTGAGCTGAAGCAAATTCAGCATAACCAGCATCTGGCATGATTGGGATAATCATATTAGCAGAAGTCATAGCAATTTCTCTAAATAGAGGCGCTAAGACTAGCTCGTTTTGAATATCTCTTTCAATATTTGTTGAAACGATTTGCTCAAAGTCTGCTGAAGATACTTGAACACCTGAGTGTTCGTTCACTTTTTGCATAATTGATTTTGAGTAGTCATTGTCCCATCCTTTCCCAGTAGCTAAACCAGCAAATTTTGCATCAATAATATCGTTTTCGAATTCCTTCTTCCAATTACCGTTTCCTTGTCTATCAGCAAAATGTCTTTTAGAATCACGAATACTCATGATTTCTTCAGATTTTTCTGCTAATTGTTTTTCAAGGGAATCGACAACTGTTTTCAGATCTTCATTCTTTTCATTGACTCTAGTTTCTAGGTCGTTCATTAGCTTTTCAGCTCCTGTTAAACCTGCTTCCACTATAGTCTTTGTTTCTTCCTGTTTTGCTTCTTGAGCAGCTTTTTCTTCAGCTTCTACTTGAGCTAGCTTTTCAGCCTGCTCTTGTACTTGCTTTACTTCAGCTGCCTTTGCTTCGGCTTGCTTCATTGCAATTTTAGTCGCAGTATCTTCTGCTACTTTTTTTGCAAATGCTTCAAGGTCGATTGAAGTTTCAGGAGATTTTCTTTCTTCTGACATATCAGTCTCCGTTGATGAGGATTTCTCCTCGCTTGGCTGCTCAATTTTAACAGCGTCTGCTGCTGCGGTTGAGTTAGCCTGTAAAATTTCTTTCTGGTAGCTTCTGTAATCTTCCATAGAATCAAATGATTTTGCTAATCCAAAGGTTGCCCCTTGGTTGCAAGGCACTGAGACTACTGAAACTTCAAAAAGCTCCGCATCTTTTATTTTATATCCATCGGTTTCAGTCATATATTCTGAATCCTTGCATCTGAAACCAACAGAAAATGCTCCAAGGACTCCATCTTTAACTAATTGAGTTACATCGCCGGCAGCTTTAGATATCTTTGCAGTTATCTCTAAGCCTTTATCGGTTACTTCTAAACCACTGGCTCTACCAATTGGTTTATTGTAATCATGGTTAAAAAGAATAATTGGATTACCTTTATAGTTTTCCAATCCGCCTTTCATCCACGCTTCTGATTCGATAATATCTCCAGCTCTATCTAGTCCGTTTGTACTTGCAGACCCTTTGATATTAACTCCGCCATCATCAGTTTCACCTAATGATTTAAAAGTGCTAGTCCATTGATATATCTTTTCGTTATTTTTTGACATCTTTAACTTCCTTTTTTACAGGTGCTTTCTTAGGTGCAGGTTTCTTAACTTCCTTTACCTTAGGTTTTGCAACTGCTACTTGGACAGGATATCTTTTCTTAACAACTGACAGTACTCTATTCCAAGAACCAAATGCTCTTTTAAGCATAAAGTCTTTAACAGGTACATCGTTGCCAAAACTTTTATAGGTTACTAAATCCATAGTTTCAACGCCTTTGCTGGCTATGAAATCGGATAAAGCCTTTACCATCATGTCTTTTGTCATTCTTGCTCCTCGCTTGGTGGGGTCTCTTGTGGCCTACCACCTTCTTCGGGATTTGCGGCTGAACCTGCGATATTCGCAGGAACTCTTGGTTTATCAAATCCTGAGATTTCTTCAAGTCTTAATGCCTCCCTTGCTTCATTCGGTGTCATAATACCTGAGTTCACAAGTGTAGCATAGTAGCTTGCTTGGTCTCTTAACTCTGGTTGAAGTGCTGGAATTCCAGACACATTCTCATCAAGTTTAAAACCGAAGTATCTCTCGAAAGCATACCTAATCTTGTTAGTGATTGGTAGTATGGTTTCTAAATAATATAATCTATGGTTTGGTCGTAAATTTGCATTATTACCGCTATCCATCAAAATTGGTGGTACACCTAACGCTTTAAGTATTATCTTTTCATTAGTGGCGATGCCATCTTGAAAGTCTAAGTTCTTAAAATTAACTTCTGTTAAGTTTTCCACTGTTAAACCACCATCTAAAAATAATGGTCGTCTTCCACCAGACTGTGGATTGTATCTTGCAACCCAAGCCTGTAACATTCTCTCTTTGATTTTCTCAGAGAGTGTGTTTGGTGATTTCAGTACCAATCCTGGTACTGCTCCATTCTTGAAGAAGTTATCCTGGAATCTTCTCATGCTCGATAGTAACTGCATAGTTCTAAGAGCTGGTTTGAGTCTAGGTACTCCTCTATAAATAGAGTTAAAACTGTTTTCTTTTATGTGTATAATTTCTGAAGGACTATAATCTATACTGTGGTCATAAGTATACTTCTCTACGTAAGTATTCTCGTCACTATGTATAGTCATGTGATCTGCTGGAAGATGATAGAGATGTCTACCATCAAAATAAACAAAGATATTTCCATCAATCAGTAAGTCTATCAAAAGATTTCTTTTAAATGTGCTTACATCTTGAAATGGATTTGGTTCTTTATTTAGTAGTAAGTCTACTCTACTTCTTCTTATGTCTTTCTTTATAGGTTGTACACCTATTATCTTTTCTCCTACATCAAATGGTACTTCAGCTGAATCATCCACAATCATGTTGACCGCTCTATTTACCACTTCTAATGATTCGTAAGCATTTCGATAAGTTATAATATTTTCACGGCTATCAATAGTCATTCCCTCATCACGGGAAATCACATATTGTGCAGGATTTTCTTTTTCCTGTTTATCTCTGCCTAAAAATCTATCGTACCATGCCATATTTTTGTCTCTGTATATCCACCCAATGTTGTTGTTTCTTTGCTGTTAATAACTTTGGTCGTTTTCCATATATGTTATGCAGTTTCAGGTGGTGCATATGACATAAAGTAACAGCTTGGTTATAAACTTCGTCTTCGTTTTCTTTTATGAAATCTTCACGAAGTGCTAGTATTTCTTCTTCTGTCTTAATGGTGATATTTTTTTGTTTCATCCACCATTCAAGTAATTCAGTTAGTCCGTTGTAGTGATGAAAGTCCAGATTCTCTGTACTTCCACAGATGTAACATTCCGTCTCTTTTTTATATTTAGACTTGGCCTTGTCACGAACATATTTAACTAAATCTCTTTTTAAAGTCATAAACCTACTTGTATATTAGAATTGTAACAAAAATTTTAGCTCATGTCAAGAACTATTTTTGATAGGTATAATTAAAAGGTAGTGGCACTTGTTTCAAACGAATAGAGTGCATATCGAATCGCGTCTGCCATGTGAGACGCATAGTTATGTTTAGGTTTTTCTTTTAATAGATTTGGATTTGGATCCCACTGATATTGGTCTAAACAAAGTAATGATTCTTTACAACCTTGATGAACGAAAAGTTGGTCATTATCTACTATACCTGCTACTGCTCCGATGCCATCTAGTACTGACTTTTTGGCATTAATAGTGCTAATATCATAGTTTTGTGCAAAGTCAAATCTTGTTTGTTGAGCTGCAGAATCTATGTAAATGTAGTCTATGTCCCACTTAATTATAAGTTTGTTAATTTCTATTGCATGCTGTTCAGTAGTTCGTTCACTATCTAAATATTCGTCTACTAAATAGTATTTATCTGCGTCCCAGTCATACGCAATCACACAGAAAGCTGTAGGATCTTTGTACCCTACGTCCATTCCTGCAAAAATATCCATTCTTCCAGTTTCTAGTTCGGATAAATCTGCAATCTGTGTTTCATGATTAAATGCCCATACCTGACCTTCAAAAACATTGAAGTCAGCCATATATTCCTGATTAAATTCAGCTTCTGACATCGTCTTTTTAGCTTCGTCAATATCTGTTTGTGATAATCTAGGATTTTCGTGATAAGTTGCTCGTACTGAAGCCCACTCTGGGAACTCATCGCTGAATCCTCTATGCCAGAACTCTGCAAACCAATTATTTCTACCCCGTGGAGTTGAGATAAATATAGCTTTAGAGTTTTCTTTATCTAGTGTAGGTCTTAGTGCTACATTGAAAGCATCTCTGCCATCAACAAGAGCCGCTTCATCAAATATGATGAGATCATAACTTCTACCTACCACAGAGTCTACTTGGTTAACAGAACCCATACGAATTGTTGAGCCATTTGATAGCTCAATAACTTTATCTTTTGCATTATCTCTAGTAACTTCTAAATCAAAGTGTTTAATCAGTTGTCTTTGTAAATCAAATGAGATTTGTGATAAAGAGTAGTTAGGCGACATAAGTAAAACATTAGAACCTGGTACTAATGTGATTAATTGTCCTATAATATTTGCAATATAAGTTTTGCCCTGCCTACGAGAAATCGCAGCACATACAAATCTATATTTGGGGTTGTTTATAGCGTTGATCAACGCTGTTTGTGATGAATTAGGCTGAACGCCTAGTAAGTCCATGTAACCATTAATAGGTAACTTTATAAATTTTCTTTCATCAAATGTCATTAGTTCATCACTAAGGACATCTTTTCTGCTAATGGTTATCAATGTATTGTCTCGTTGAAAAATAATAATGTATCGTCTTCGTCATCGAGAAGACCCGCCTCTTTGGCTTTTTCGTAAAGGTATAAAAAGGAGGCTGACATCTGTTTTAAGTTTTTTTCTGATGATGAGAGGTTTCGTTTATCTGCTACCTCTAACATTTTTGCTAAAAAATTATGTGCATGAATTTGACTTTCATCTAACCATACTTTTCTTCCGTCAGTTGTGGGTAATCCCATATTTTCTCCTTTCTACCATTTAACTTTATTTGCCCAGTATGCTGCTGACATCTTGCCTCGGGCAATATTTCTTCTATGTCTAGCTTTAAAACTCTTACGCTTCATCTTCATTCTACGAGACTCTCCAGCTTTAGGTTTCCCTGCTGTTTTAGCTCCTTTTTGTCCAAAACGAATAGTTTTAATTTTATTTCCAACTTTTGCCACTACTATGTGTGACTTGGTTCTGTGGCCAGGGGTTCTTTTGGGCTTGTTGAATCCTCTGACACCTGCTCTTTTGAGTCTTGGGTCGCGCTTACGGGGCATATTAGTCTCTAAAATTCCAAAATACTAGTGCGTATCTTGTCCCTGAGGTCACTTTATCTACACCGTGCCACCATTTAGCTTTTATTTCTAAGCCGTCTTGTGGAAACTGTATAGCTTGACCAACTTTTTGTTCTAAAGGTTGCTCTTTATTCTTACCTAGTGAAAGATTACCACCTTCATAATCATCATTTAAAGGAATAATAACAATATCTTTTGCAGTTTTGTTAGTTCCTTCTTTCCAATAATTACTCTGGCACATCCACATACTATCTCTGTGAGGATTGGTAAAATCTCCTTCCTCATACTTCATTACTTTACTTCTGTAGACAGGTAAACCGTCCCAAGTATCAAAGCAACTTAATTCAGATTGCTGTACGCTTCTGCCTCTGCCACCTTTTTTGAGAACGACAGTATTTGCTTCCAGCTCATCTTTTGTCATGTTCTGTGCATCAACATCAAAGTTTATATCTCTTTTATATATATCATCTTCCCAGCTTTCAACAGAGTTTATTATCTGTTGACAGCGTTCTTTTGATAGTGCGTTCTCAGTGTATTTTAACATTATCTTCCTCGTCTAGGTAGTATTCTTCCTGCTGACCTTTTGCCAAAGGTTGCTCTTTTTGGATTTAGTGTTTTACCAAATCTTGGACCAATTGCCTTTGGAGCTGCACCATAAAATCCTGCTGAGCTAGACAACGGGCTTTTTGTATTAACAAAAGTTCCTGCTGCTGCATTCAAATCTCTGGTTAGTCCTCTTTTTAGTTTATGTTTACGAATCTTCTGAGTACCATGTACACCAGTAGGGCCGCTTAAAAATGAACCTGTTCTAGCCATTTCTTTCTCCTATAAGCTTTTTAATTTGCTTATCCCGAAAATTACACTCCTGCATAGTTGCGTAATTTTTCATTTTTACTAATTGGGAGAGGGCTCTGCGTCTTGTTATTACTACAGTAGCCACGGTTTTTTCAATCGCCGAAAGCTGTTGAGTCATTTCAAACTTTTTAGCTAGTGTGCGACTGTTCATTTACCTTCTCCTTCTTCGTGTTGTTTTTCTTTTTCGTTTAACAAAGGTTGATACGTTTCTAGGTTTGCCACCAGGATTACCTGCTCTCCTCTTGCGTGTTACTGCAGATCGTTTCTGCGCCGAAGTCATTCTTCGAGCTTTACTAGCTGGTACGCATTTGGGATAGCCTCCCTTACTTCGTGCGGATTTTCTTCCACACGGAGGATGTCCTCCTCCTTTTCTCTTACGAGAAATATCTACCCAACCTTCTTTGAACCATTTTGTTAGTCCACCTTTAGGTTTTGCCATTACTTCCTTCTTTTACGTCCAGTACCCATACGATACCTTCCGCCTTTGGCTTTGTAAGTTTTTACTAGCCATCCATTAGCATATGCTGATGGGTATACCTTAAACTTTCTCTTTGCTTGTGCTTTTACTCTTGCATAAAGAGTAGGGTTTGTAGGTACTGGCCTTTTCTTAGCGGCCTTTCTTCTTTTTCTTGCCATTGAATCTCCTCAATGCATAGTGGGCGTTTCAGCCCACTATACCCCCGAAATGTTTATTTATCTTTCGCTTTGCCAACATTTAAGGCAAACCAGTCAACTAGTTTATAGACTTTCTTCATCCAACCGTCATCTATAGGGGTTGGAGTTAAAGCTGCTATTAGAGAACAGATCATTACTATTGTTGGTAATACTGCTATCCATGCTTGGAGCCATTCAAAGAATCCTAACATACTTATCTCCTATCGTACTAAAAAGTACTCCTTGCGATGTATACGCGTCCTAGTAGCCTTGGCCACCTGGATTATCCTGCAAAGTGTCTAATTGACCTCTCCACAGACCTTCCTTATTCACTTTGTTTCCATGGCTAAAAAACCAAGGTAACCCAGTAACATAAGTATTTAAGATCCTCTCGAGTCGAGTTTTATGCTCTATCTTCACTGTGCATCTATACAGCTTTTTACAACTGTAATCGACAACATATAAACCGCCAAACAGGCCGTCATTATTTTCTAATTTTCTTGCTTCGTCTAAATTCTTAACACAAATGGTATTGAAAGTGTCATGTCCAAATTGAAATGACTGTGCGTTGTTATTTGCGTCTCGAGTGATCGTTATTACTTCATTACGAACGCTAATTGTATGTGCATCAGCCCAGATACAGAACGGTTGTAAACCTATAGCTTGTTGGTTAGTTCTGCTTTGTCCTTCTAATTTTTCCCATGTTTCTTTTTTGAAGAATCTAGTATTTCCTCTTCTAGAGAATAAGTCACCATACAACACTGGCACTTCCCTATCATTTGGAACTGCGTTATCGTTGTAAAATGCTCTTGCTATTTGATATGGTGTTTTTTGCATAATTCTTTGTAGAAGGGCGGATTGGAGACCCCTCGATATTTTTCCGTGTCATGATATAATATCATGCTTTTGCGTTTAGTATAAGGTCATCCAATCCTAAATTGTTGATCACCTCCTCGGTAAACTACTTGCAGGGTTTGTTTCTTTTACGAATTCCTGACTGTAAAGCTTTTGGTAATTTCTTCTGCGCTGCAGATAAACAAGGTTTGAGTCCGCTCATACCTTTTTTCTTTTTACCTTTTCCTTTCTTCTTTGGTCGGCCTCTTTTAGAGCCGTAAGTTCCTTTGCCTCTTGGCATACTTCATCTCCCTAAGTCCAACGAGGTGGCTCGTCTGGACACTCAGCCCATCGTAGTTTTGTTTTGAGGGGCATAAAACAGTGACAAATCTTACAAGTTTTCCAAAACTTACTATAGTTTGGACACTGTTCACAAATCTTTAATCTTTCTTTATGTGACTTTTTATTCGAAGTCCGCGTACCAATTCGTTCCATATTCATTTAATTTATTAGTCCACCATTCTTCGTTATGTAGACTTACATGAAAATTAGTACCATCACTAAACTTTTTAATTGCTGGTTTAGTATCAATATGAAAATACACAGAGTTTCCTAAAAAGAATATTGAGTGTAGTACACTATCGACTTCTTCTGGTAGTATGTGTTCCATCACATCTACACATAGTACTAAATCGAAAAAGTTACATTTATATCCTGCTAGTTTATTATACTTAGCTACGTAAGGATCGTATAGTGTTGGCATTGGTATACCCCAATCTTCGTGTACATTCTGTCGAGTGTACTGCCAACCTTTACCACAACCAAAGTCTAAAACATTGACAGGATTTACTCTGTCTATAACTTTCTTAATTATATCTTTGTTCTTTACTGTTGTTCTACCACTCATTGTAGTAGTGTTTTCATGAACCCAGACATACTCTTTAGCAAGTCTTTCCTTATCGATCATCTTGTTCTTTTACGATTAGGGTTGTGTGATCTTCTCTTTAAATTTTTCTTTCTAGCAAGTAATCTTTTCATTCTGCTAGTAAGTTCTGGAGACTCATTCTTTTCTTCTGAGTGCTCCACTGCCTTTTTCAAGGCTTCTTTTATTTCGTTAGCCATGTAAGTGCTTCCTGTTTAGTTTTAAATATTTGGTGGTCTATTCCATCTCCTTTTAGATGCCATAGTCCTCTTTTTTCATAAAGTTCTACACCTTCAGGTACTTCTGTTTTTACCTTTTTCATTTTAGGTGCTTTTGTTATATCTTTTTTAGAATAATCTAATTCCATTGTTTTCTCCTATGAGTGCATACTCCATATTGTAAATATGACGGTTGCTGCTCCGACAATAACCCCACCAGCTGCAGAAATCAGTATTGTTTCTACACGCTTTAAGCTATTATCCATGTCGTCAAAGCGGTTAAATGCAGTTTTCCATCGCTCCGCGCAGACTGCTTCATGCCTAGCTAGATCGTTTGCCACTTGTTCAGCGTCCATTTGTTACTCCCTTTTCTTAACTTTTGTATTAAATACATGATAATTATATCAAATTACCAACCTGATGTCAAGTACTATTTTCGTATGGTATAGATTTTTACAGGTTCTGACTTACCTTTTACAGTTACCTCGTCAAGAAACTCATAATCATAACCATCTACTAAACTGTGCTCAGATATAATTAAGTCAGCATCATATTCTTTACAGCTAGATTCTAGTCTAGCAGCCAAATTGACGCTATCACCAAGAACGCTGTAATCAAAGCGAGTGCTGCTGCCAAAGTTTCCAACGACACAGTCCCCGGTGTTGATTCCCGCTCCTGTATTAATCTCATCCAAGCCTTCTTCTCTGAGTTTTTCATTTAACTCCTCCAATGCCACTCTCATTTCGAGAGCTGCCTTTGTTGCATTTTCGACATGATTCTCGTCTGGACACGGCGCTCCCCAAAATGCCATGATGCAATCTCCCATATATTTGTCTATTGTTCCCCCATGCTTGAGAATAATCTCAGTCTGATTATCAAGGAAACGATTAATGAGGCTCGTAAGTCCTTGTGGATTCTTTTGGTATTTTTCCGAAATCGGGGTAAATCCTCGTATATCAGAAAAAAGAAAAGTGAGTCGTGAAGTTAACCCACCCAATCTCAGTAATGTTGGGTCTTCCTGTAATTTTTTTACTAAGTCGGGACTAACGTATGTCCCAAATTGTTGTTTGATTCGAAGTTTCTGTTGATACTCCGATAGGAAACTCAGAAAGGTATGAATACTCCAAAAGAGAACGGATATAATTACGATTCCACTAACGTCAAGCAAGTAAGAAGATTTATATAGATGCCAGGCTCCATATAAACTTCCTCCAGTTATCAGTAATAGTGCGGGAACGGAAAGCCAGACTGACCTTGATGCAAAAGCAAGTATTATCAGTGCTAGTAGTGTTGCGATGATTTCTGCTCCTGTAGCCCAAGTTGGTTGGCTAGGTGCGGTTCCTGTAATTAGATTGTGTAGAATGTTCGCTTGGATTTCGTGTGGGTATTTAGCCCCCGCAGGGGTCGGCACTGGGTTAGTTATACCCTCTGCAGTCGTGCCGAATATAACGAACGGAGCTTCTATTGGTTTCTTAAGAAACTCCAGTCCGCTTTGTTTGTAAAACTTCGTATTCCAATTTAAAAAGATACGACCATTCGCATCTGTATTCATCAGTGGGTAGTTTGGGATTCTTATCCAATCAATACCTTCTGGTGTTGTTTTTAGCTGGTACGAAGGATCGTTTACGGCGACTCTTAAGAGTTCCAAGGCGAAACTCGGGTAAAGTTTTGACTGCACGTTTACGACTAGGGGAATGCGACGAGTAACCCCGTCTATTTCCGGCGTAGCGGTTACTACTCCGATTCCCTTTGTTTTTGACTCCAGCGTAGACGCGGTAGGTAAAATTCCTGGTAGTTCGAATAGCCATGGTAATGGGTCCTCTCCTAACTGAGCAGTACCTACATGAGGGTTTGTCCCAGTTACTTGTGTCGATGCTGCTGAAGCAAGGACTGTTGGTATGTATTGCATTCGCATAGCAAAGTAATTATCATAATCTTTACCACGAATGTCGGGGTTTGGCATCAAGATTGTAAAACCTGGTACGGCCTGTGTAGTAGTGATTAAGTCACCAAACACTGACCTAGGTAATGGCCATCCGCCATAAGTCTGTAGAAAATCTTCATCAAGATCAACTATCAGAATGTTCTCGTTCTGTACTGGTTCGGTATTCATGATTAAGTAGTCGTAACCAATTAGTTCGACTCTTTGCATGACACCAGGATTCCATATAAGCAATCCCATAAACAGTACTATTGTGATAACTTTATTTAGCACGATACATTTACGCCTGTAATATGATGGTAATTAAAATCTCTGCATTCTGAAGCCTCTTCATACAAGTAAAAGTTTCTTATTATTACTGCTGCAAGAATCCAGTTTGTAAGCACCATTTGCTCCTCTTCTAAGTTAGCTGCTATAATTGGAGTTAATACAGATTTGTGTAGTAAAAATTCTGCAGCAGACGGCTTTTCCGGCAGTAAAAAGTTGGCTTCCTTTATGTGCGGGTTGTTTCTAGTAAACACATATGAAGTTGTCATGTCGACCGCATTGAGAATATAGTAAGCTCTTAGTGTTCTCTTAGTGGGTTCATTGTTTATCTTTATAAATCTAAGACGCTTTTTCTCAGCAGCTTCTATTTGAACAGAGTCTTGCTTCATCTGTTCATAGTTGAATGGAGTTTCAGGTAGTGTTAAATCTAAGCTATCCGCTTGATTGTTTGACGCTAATAGTAACATCGGCACCATTACCAACGACAACATTGTAAGCTTTGCCATCTTGTTCCAATATAATGTTATATCCAGTTTGTCCATTTATATCTAACCTTACACTTTGATTTACTTCTCGAATGAGAGTAAGAAACTCTGCATCTCCAAAAGTTGTAATCTGTGTGCTTGCATCTTGTCCGAATGTAGTACCTTTTAAATCTACAGGTGCTGCTCCAACGGATGCGAGTTCATTATTATCTAGTTCATCTACTGATTCTATTATTTCTAGTAGATCTTCCAGGAAGTTAGTTCCTAGGTAGTCTATGTCAAGTTCTCGAAAGTCTTCCTCTACTTCTAATAAGTCTACATCGAGCCCGTCGTAAGCGAGGTAGTCGATATCAAGAATATTAGTACCAGAGTCGTCACTTCCAGACGATCCCTCATTTTGTTGTATTTCTTCATTTTTCTTAGGTGGTGAGACAATCAAAAGATTGTCTATCAGATCTAGTGTTAAGTCGAGGATAACAGGTTTAGTAGGACTCTGTTCCCATACAGTTGTAACAGTAGATTGATACGGTTTATTTAGTATTACCTGTCCTAAAGCAGTTGCTACTACAATCTCGCCAGAGGGCAGTCCGTTTGCATCTGGTAAGAGTATCACCAATGACTTACCGAACTCGTCAACGGTAACAGTAAAGTCTGTTCCTCGAATTGCGATTTGTGCTGTTGGTGTACTAATGTTGATATTCTGTTTGTTTATCTGTCCTATCTTACCAGTAATAAATCGAGCAGTGCCACTTGCAAATTGCATACTCATCTTTGACTTGTTTGGATTTGGGTCAAAGATTACTTCGTCTATAACAAGTTTGCTATGCTCTGTGAGTCGAACTTGACTATCGTCTATGAATGTGATACCTAGTCGCCCATTAGCTGTACGCACATCATCCATTTGTTGAATGTCTTGTTCTAAAGTTGCAGGTAAGGTGTCATCTCGAATGACGGCACCTTGCCCGCGTAGTTCCGTGATTGCGCCTATATCAGCAAGAAGTGGATGTACCACCATCAGACTGAATAACACAGATGTTACTGTTTGACGCATCGCTCTCTATTTTTAACCAATCGAGTGCTAGTGTTGATTTTTGTTGTATTTCAATAGTATTTGTACTACCATTTAAATCCAAGTAAAAATAACCTGCATCACTCGATGAGGCTCCTTGACCAGTTTTGGTCAATTCCATTGTATTACTATCTCCTAAGATATCCATATACGCAGTATAGTAGTCAGAGTCTATATCGAATGTTAAATCGTTACTGTCTCCGTCTAGTATTAGATCTAAGTCTAAATAACTTGCTCCTGCATTTTCACCGATGTCCCAATCAAAAACGTTTGAGCTACCTGTTACATCTACATTGATGTTTGCAAAGTCAACTGTATTTAGTCCTGTAGTATCCATAGAAAACTCGAATGTATTTGAATCTCCATCAAATTCGAAGAAACCAGTAAAGTTTTCGCCTAATACACCGTCAGTTAGAAATTTATTTGAAGAACCAATCTGGTTAATATCCAATGTCCATGTACCACCGTTTAAGATAGCTTTTGTCATAGAACCGCTTGTTGCATCGTCACCACCAATAAGGTTGTTCGATCCTAGTTGCTCTAAGTCAATATTGACATTGTTTCCAGTTTGATCTATGTAAATTTCATTGTCTGCATATAAACCAAAGGATAGTAATAAAAGTAATATTCTCATTACTTCTCTCCCCAGTACTTCCAGTACCCTTTCTCTTTGCCGTCTTTTATCAATTGAACTACTGCAGTTTCAAGCGCTGCTTGTATTGCAATAGATTTACTTTCATTCATTGCAGTTCCGCTTTCAAACTCTACGAGCTTTGTGCCTTCTGCTATAAACCTAAAGAAGTCATTTGATACTCCGACAGAGAGTATTTTCTTTGACGTAAGGATTTCCATTAAGATCTCTCCTGTACTCACAGAAACTAGTCTTAATGAGACCACTACGGTATCCTCACGATATTGCTTGGAGTTACCAATGCCTAAATATCTAGCACCTATACCTCCTGTTAATAGATTAGTGTTATAATCTACTATTCCCCCTTCAATGATTAATCCAGCAAACAGTAGTGGAAGCTGCTCGTCTTCATCATTAAAACTTTGTCTAGTCTGTCTTATTAATTGTCTTTCTCTAGTTAAGTGGTCAAGGCCACCTCTTTCGACAACTTTGAAGAATCCAGACTGTTTGAGTGCTCTTATGAGGTATGTCTCGGGAGCCATAGTAACAGCAGTACTGAAACTAGCTATACCATCGACACTCTTTCTTTGTCCTGTTGAATCTGTAAATTTGTATACGGCCACCACGGGATATCGTGATGGTTGTGGAATTGTTTTAATTGCATCTGTAACTGGCGTATTGATAATAGCATCTCCAGAAAAGCATTGCGCTTTTCCGATAATAGTTACAACATCTTTATAGTCTTCGTCTGGATTTGTTAAGCAAGGTGACACATATTTGTAATGTGTAAAGTTTGCACAACTAGCCAGTAGGAAAACCGAAGTCGCCAATAGGGATTGTAATGACAGTCGTTTCACCAGTAGCCTCATTAAATATGGTCATTGTAATTGATATACCATCTGATGTCCATGTAATCAGATTATCAAACAACATGAATGATCCTTCCGATGCAGGGTTTTCTCCGAACAACTGGTCTACTAGCTGTCGAGATAACTGTGCGTATACTCTACTCTCAAAGTTCTTTATAAATCTTGCGAGAGTACTATTATTTTCCTCTCGTTCTGCGGCTTCTTTGAGTGCTTTAATTTCTGCGGCGATTGCCTCTTTTCTTGACATCTCTTGTGAGTCAATTGTAAGATAGTGGCTAGATGTACCTACACCACTGAATGAAGGATTTTTAAATCCAAACTTTATTTCATCCGCGTTTAAGTCTGCTGCAATTGCTATAAAGCTTAATATAAATAAAGCTCCTATAACACTATTTGCAACTCTGTTATTTAGTTTTCTTTCGTTCATTTTCTTTTAACTGTAAAACTGTGTCCAGTTTCTTTTGCAGTCGTATCATGTCATTATCCAACATTCTTATCTGGTCGATAAGTTGTAGTATGGTAATTTTCATTTCTTCGATTGCTGGGTCTATCTTCTCGGTCACTGTAGTCCATACGAAGTATACGAAATATCCAAGTCCAACCATTGCAACAACTGGAAATCCAAATTGTTGTATGGCATCAATCACGTCTTGCATCGATACTCCCACTTTCTACAAAGTTTTCTGCTCTTGCTATTTTTTCTAAGTCTGGTGCAAGTCCCAGCGCGGATGATACACTCATATCTATTTTAATCATATCATTGTTCATAACTTTGATACGAGTAATTAACATCTTAGAGATTCCTCGAACTTCTTCTGTATCTCCAACAACGTCATCCATAATCTTTCTTATGATGAGAAATATAAAACCACCCATAAACAGTGCTGCAGCGATAGGTGCTCCAACTTGTCCGATTACGTCAAATATCTCACTCATAAGTACTTAATCATTTCTTGATTGATTGCCATACATCCAAACATGCCAAATAGTACAGTAACCTGTATAATACTTGCATAAGTAATTTGTCTCATTGGATGCATATCTGTTAACTTCTCTATCATGCTTTCTGATGGCGATAGGTTAACTATTTGTAATGCTTTCCTAGAAGCCGATGCTTTCTCCGCATCCACATCTATATGTTTCTTTTGGGTTGTTAAATCTGAATTCTTCATTTAGTCCGTCCGTGTGCCAATCAATAGTCATGCCTTCTAAATAAGGCGCAGAGTTAGGGTCTACCCTAAATCTAATCTTGCCCCAATCTATTACCAGATCATCTGAATAATTTTTAGGGTTAAAAGCAAAAAGATACTCCATACCACCGCAGCCACCCCCAGTAATACCAAGTCTAAAAACAAAGTTGTCTTCTGCGCTCGCTTTCTGTATAAGTTTAGTATACGCCTCATTAGTAATTTCTATCATCTATCTAATTTAAATAGTCTCCAAACATTTTGTATTCTGCTTGCTTTCATAAATTTGTGTATTTTTCTGAACATTTATCCTCCCAGTTCTGAATAGCCTTTCTTATTGCGTCTTCGGCTAGAACTGAGCAGTGAATCTTTATTGGCGGCAACTGTAGTGCCTCGGCAATATCTTTGTTCTTAATTTCTTTTGCTTCTTCTATAGTAAGTCCTTTTAACATATCTACAAACATTGTAGAAGACGCGATAGCTGAACCGCATCCATATGTTTTAAATTTTACATCAATGATTTTTTCTTGTTCGTCAAGTTTAAGTTGTAACTTCATGACATCACCACAAGCGGGTGCTCCTGTCATTCCTGTAGCTATATCGGGGTCGTTCGGGTCAAAACGGCCTACGCTAAATTGCTTAGGACTGTTCAGTACTCCTTCGAACCTTTCGATAACTTCTTTACTATATGCCAATTTTCTTTATACCAAATACATAGTTTTCAGCTGCATCTTCTGCATACGCTTCACTATGTCCTTTGTAAAATTCGGTAGCTACTAATACACCCTCTGGGTTGTAGAATCTAGCACCAAATACTCCTTTGTCTACGATTGTGTCGGCTCGTAGATTGCCACTCATGTACGTTGATAGTTCTTGCATTTTTTTCCTCATATTTTATTTCAACAACTTCTCCATCAGTTTGCCATAGTTGCCTTGCCCGAAAGGGAGTTCGTTGATCTGTACATTTGTCTGATTTTTGACATTTGAGGTTTTTGCTTTTTCTAGTTCTGCCATAGCTTTGATTTCATCCATACGCATTTTGTGTGCCATTTGTATTAAATCCGCTAGGTCTTTGTTAGTATAAATTTGAGATTCTTCGCTCTCTTCTAGTTTGCGCTCAATAATATCGTCAAGTGTGTTTGCTAATTTAAAACGATTTCTGTAACCTGTATCTAGATACACTTGATCGATGTACGCTTTGATTTCCCGTTTTCCTAAAAATTCTTGCACGGTGTTTTCATCTATTTTCATTCTGGCGCACACGGCTGGTATGCTTCCTAATTCTAGATAGTTGTTCGCTATTTCAAGCCCTTCTGGACTCATCTTGGTTACAATTTCATTTTTCATATTTTGATTATACCAAATTTTAATCCTCGTGTCAAGAAGTATTTTCGTATGCATCGTCACGATGCTCTGTGCGCGTCTTTTTACTCTTTTCCAAAAAATCCAAAAGTCGTACGCGCAGGGGGGTGTGGGCGAGACAGGGGAGCAAGGTCTACTAACCCCCCTATCATATATGCTAGACTGTGTCAACTGTTCTTTCAAGAAAACTGCCAAAGGGCGATTCTTGAAGGCTCACTACTTGACATCTATTATCAAATCTTTTCTTTTGCTCATCACAGATTTTTTCTGCTATTGCTTTTGCTTCTTCGTCATTCTCACACCAAATATTTAATGAGAATTCTACTCTATATCTTTCCATATTATTTGCCCTCCAATTTAATTTTTAGCTTATGGATTCTATTTGAAATATTGAAATACATTTTTGAGCCAACTCTAACTTGCTTTCTAGCTTTGAGCCAAACTTGAATTTCCCTTTCCATTTCTTTTTTCGTTTTCATAATATAATTATACACTCCTTATTTTAAATTTGCAAATCTTTTTTTCTTAAAAACTTGAACATGGTTTAAAATTTGTTTACCCTTCGGGTTAATCTAAACTTGTTTAGATAAACAAATTTTAAACCACGAACGCCTTTTTGTCAACTTTTGTGACAGATTATTTTTCGGGTTTCTCATACACGATTTTAGCAAAAATGTCAAATTTTGTGACAGAATTTTTTGCGAACTTTTGAGAAATGTTTTGCAAACTTTAGAGAAAAGATTTATAATTTATATATTGTTAATAATTAAATGGAGACAATATAAGAATGGAAATATTTTTAATACCTATGGGACTGCTAATACTAGCAATCGGATTTATGATTAATGGGGGAAGATAATGCACGATAAATTATACATGCACTTACTGAAAGCCAAACATCAAGCCGAGAAAGAAAGGCTAGAAGTTAAGCAAAAACTAGACCTATTCAGAAAAGCGAATAGACATGCTAAACTTACTAAAGCGATAGGCTCAGAATATAAACAATTCGAGAAACAAATCAATTCATATAATGGGTTGATTCGTGGACTGAAAGAAAGACTAAAACAAGGTTAAAGATGTTGACCTTTAGCAACAACATCACAAATGGAGAAAATATTATGGTAGATAAACCAAAATATTATGAAGATATGACTAAATCAGAAATGGTAAAAATCATATCTGAATCAACAGGGATTAAACTCCCAGCACTCGAAAGAGCAACGAAGATTGATATTTCTAATATAGCGAAAGCGTTAAAAGTATCGGCAAATTATAAGGGGGCGAATTAATGTCACCTCATAGCACGAGGGCAACGCATACTATTGTATGCGTTGTCGATACTGAAACAACTTTTATCAATGAAACGCCTAGAATGGTTTATCATTTTGGGGCGACCTTTGGAGACATTGAGCAAGAGAATTCTTTTAATGTTGTTAAAATGGATTATTATGTTAAGGAAGTTATCGAAGATTTATCTTTATTCTTACATCAGAATAAAGAGGGGCATAACTTTGGATATAATAAATCTATGGCTAGAGCATTAAAAGACGCTATTAACAATCCTCATAAGGTTAAGAAATGGAAAGATATAATAAAAGAATGGCAAGACTATTTACACGCTATGAATGTTCAATATCTTACATCTTATAATTTCAATTTTGATATTGGCACAGATTCAAGCGAAATTGCCACCATTAGAAAAACACATCAACAGCTAACAGATAAGACTTTTTTCTTACCTCGTAATGTTGATTATTGTTGCTTAATGGATATAGGGGCAACTTTGTTTATGAATAGAAATTATCTTAATTGGGTTAATTCCTTAGATGAGAATGAAAAGAATCAGATGACTACAGAAAAAGGAAATTTATCTTATTCGGCTCAATCTTGTATGCGATACATAAACCGAGATTTATGGTATCAAGAACAACATACAGCATTAAGGGATTCATTACTTGAATTTCAATTATTCGCACATTTTTGGGGTAAATGGAAATCAATAATAAAAAAAGAGTTTGTTAATAATGTAAATACTCCCTCGTGGCAACATCTTAAAAAGGGTTATTCGGCAACGAAAAAACGCCAATTAAGAAAAGGGATTAAATCGAAAAAGGTTGCTAAAAAGAAAATGCAAATACAAACCGAGCTAAACTTACAAGGGGGTAAATAATGGCTAAACAATTAGAATTAAATTTTGATCCAAAATCGGCAATGGTTAAGGAAATAGAAAAAGATGTTCCAGACTTTAAAAAGAATGGATTTAAAACAAGGGACGAATATTTGGTTGCTTGTGAATTTGATAGATGTGCAAGGCACATGGAACAAATGAAAGGGGGTAAAAAATGAGATATATGTCAGAATTTGAAAGGCACGATAGAAAACTTAGAAAGATTAAAAATTGGTTAACTGTATTAGCTATGCTTTTAATTTTTATAGGATTGCAAGGGTTTTTACCCTTGCCACGCCTTGAATCTACATTTTTCATATTTACAGGTAATGCCTGTATTTTTTGGGTTGCTATGGTAGATGAAGATAAAAGATTATTTCTTTTTACTTTGTTGATGATAATTGCACAAATTTCTAGGGTGGCATTATGACTTTTAGAGGAATGAAAGCGTATCTATATCTTAAACTTATAACTCGATTTTGTGATAGACTTTTTAATATAAATCAGAAAATCAGAATTTATGATTTAGATGGAACTATAATAGATTCGAGCCACCGAGCAAAGCATAATGAATATGGAAAATTAGATTTAGACCATTGGAAAGAAAACAATACTAAAGAAAATATTTTTAAAGATGATTTGCTTCCTATGTATTGGCAACTCGTAGCCGATTATAAGAATGGCGATTATATTATTTTATGCACAGCTAGAGAAATGGGAAAATGGGATTTAGAATATTTGCATACAATGGGTATTTATTACGATAAAATTTTATGTAGAAATGAAAATGAAAATACTGCCGATTGGAAATTAAAAAGGCGTTTACTAAATCCATATTTTAATTTGAAGCCATTTAGAAATATACAAAAATATTTCTATGATGATAACGATTCTAACCTTTTAGCCATTGGCGATATGGGGGCGACTTGTTGCAACGCTAAAGAATGGAATAACAAATTTAGCAAATAGAAAGGGGGAACAGGGGCGAGAAATCGCCCCACTTTTTTTTTTCAAAAAAAGACTTGACTTTTACCCCAAAATCCTGTAAAAAAATCCACAAAAAAACTTGTCACAAAACTTGACTTTTTCTCGTGCGTGGTTTAAAATTTGTTTATCTAAACAGATAAACCCGAAGGGCTAGCAAATTTTAAACCAAGAACGATTTATCAACCTTCACAAATCCATAACACGAAACGCCAAAAATGTCAAGGGTTAATTTTCAAAAATTTTGTGATATAATCACTAGGTGAATTTACTTTATAAATATAGAATCGTCATGGAATTAATCAGAACTGTAATTCCTGTTATTATGGTCATATTACAGGGCATAATTATTTTTAAATTATTTTCATAAATCGCTTGACAATAGGGGCGAAATCGCCGATAATATTTATATTGATTGAGAGGGAAACAACCGAAAGGGAAACGAACTCGACAGACTAGGAAAGACAACAGAAACATAGACACAGAAACCCACTCTCTAAGAATCGAACTCGCAGAACTTCAACCACCTCCGAGACTGAGTCGCTGACAAGGTCAACAGGGAATGAACTCAAAATCAAGACAGGCTAGGAAGTCTCGACCAACTAGCCGACCGAGAGGGAAAGGACTCATACTCCGAGATTATATCAAAAGAGATTGTTGGACTTCCCCTCTCACTTTTTTTCACCGATTTTTTCGGAGGACTGCCCCTGCCCGAGATTTGAGAAATCCTGACGCGCCCTGCGCCAACGCAGTGCAGTGTCGAAACGAAACGTGGTGCGGGTGCGCCAAAGGCAGTGCAGTAACGAAACGAGAGGTCTGCGCAGAGCGATCCGACTTATCCACAGGTTATCCCCAAGTCTCTGTGGGTATCCCGCCCCCCACCCTATTATTGTATCACACTTTGTCGCTCTTGTCAAGTCTTTTTGAAAATAAAAAACCCGCTTTCGCGGGTTCTGTGATTAGGAACAGATGTCGATTAATCTTTTGATTGTTTCTGCATTCGCTCTCTCAAGACTGTTTAAGAAACCTTTGTCGGCTTTGATTACCACCTCTAATTCTGCAACTAATGTTGCTTTAGTTTTTACAACTTTTTTCGCTTTTTCGTTTTTCATTTCGTTCTCCTTATTTATAGATATAATTATACGCACATTTTCTAGGATATCAAGAACTATTTTACATTATTTTCAGAAATTACCACAAAACACCAAAAAACCCGCCCCAACTGCCTGAAAGCCCCTGTTTATGCGGGTTTCACGGGCACGCTCCGCGCCAAACGCCCAGTGCAGTATCGAAACGAAGTGCGAAAGTGAAGTGCCAAAGCGAAGTGCTAAAACGAACTAGTCTATAATTAGGTTATTTATAGTATATCATACATTTGGGCGGGTGTCAAGGGAATTTTGCACAAATTTGCGTTTTTTGCGACAAATCGCAACGAAGGTTGGTGGTTTCGCGTCCCGCCCCCCGAATCAAATGCTGATAAATTATAAATAAATCACATTTATTGTTGACACAAGTGATAAAAGCGAATATAATATATACATATTAAAAAGGAGGCAAAAGTGAAATACAAGAAAACAATCAAATCAAAGTTTTTTCATAAAATCCTTGACAATAGAAACAAAAGTGGTTATAATATACTATATAAAATATTTGGGAGAATACTAATGGCAAACGCTAAAAATTATACAGAAGAAATGGTCAGTCAAATGACCGAAGCATACTCTGCTAACCCTAGTAGAGAAACAGTAGACGAACTTGCTCAAACTTTCGGCAAAACAACTAGAAGTATCATTGCTAAGTTGTCAAGAGAAGGAGTATACATCGCTCAACCTAGAACTACAAAATCTGGTGAACCAGTTGTAGCAAAGTCTGAGTTAGTTGCTCAACTCGAAGCACACTTTGGAATTGAACTACCTACACTTGTCAAAGCAGGTAAGCAAGACCTACAAAGATTGGTCGACACAATCGCATCTTAATTGTTGAGGAGTGATTACCCTAAGTAATCAATTTTGAAGAGAGTATCTATCTGAGGTAAGTGTCTACGGAAGCACACCTAAAGAGGAAGTAGCAAGTTCGACTCTTGCACCTCAGATATCTCTGCTCTGCTCAAAGTTTAGTCAGTAAAAAAATCGCTTTTTCTATTGACAAATCCTTAAAAAGCGAGTATAATATATTTATATTCAAAAAAAGGAAAACCCACTGGGACTGGGCATCTGGAAGTGATGACATAGTTAACACTTAGAATTAAACTGTTTGCCCTACCCACCTTTCAAGAAATAAATCAAAATTTTTCTTGACAAATGGTTAAAAAGTGGATATAATATACTTATATTCAAAAACAAAAAAGAATAGCAAAACACGGAGTGAAGTACGCCATTAAAGATACTTCTAGTGTGGCGACACGATAAAATGACTGCCGAACGCTCGTTAGATATTGAGAGAAAGCGTTAGATGAGTTCAATATCCGCTTTTGAGAGTCAGATACAGACATATCCTCCGCAGCAGGAAGCGAGTGTATCTTCGATTGACTTGTCGGTAAAGGGAGTATAAAAGCACGATAACTGCCAGTAATTCCTACACTAAGTCCCTTTTTCGGGCAGTAGGTAGTAAGCGATTTCGTTGACTGCTCTCCAAGTAGTGTATTGGCACTATAAAGTCCTGAGGATTAGTATGAATTACACAGGTAAAACAGTAAATCATACCGTGATTGACGCGTAGATACATCGAGAATATCACGCAGAGTGAGGAAACCACGCTGATTCTATACCACACCCTCAACCGTTTCGGTAGTAGGAAGTAGAGCATAGAACGAGTAGTAAACCAGTTTGACATTTCAGTGTGCAAGGTATGAGATAATTTCAAAACCCACCAAGTAATGAGAGCATAAATGCAAACTTCAAGGGCAAGGAAGTTAGAGGAACATATGATGTACTTTAGTTGAGACTTCCACGCTACCTGCGAGTGAGAACCCACGCGGCGATTCAGGTTTACCTGTCAAAGTAGTAGGGACATTGGGGGCAGTTAGCAACTTAGAGGAAATAGACACCGATTGATGAGTGAGGAAAACAATCGAGTGAGCAAGTGAAAGGTCGATACAACCTCTATTCCAAGTATCGCACTTGCAGTTAGGCATACACTATCGTTGAGGTTTCGAGTAAAGCAATCCGAGATAGAGAGTAATGCCAAGTTGTAGACCGATATCAGTCTGACAGCGATAGTAAAAAACAAATAGTTTTTTCGAGGGAACAGCGCGTTCCCTCTTTTTTTGTCTCAAATAAGTTAACATCAAAATTTCTTATGTTAATTTAAAATAGTTCTTGACAAACAAGATAAAAGTGAGTATAATATATGTATCAAAAGAAAAAGGAAACCACATTTTCCGACATAATGAGTGTGGGGGTCGTAACCGAAAGCGCAGGGGAGGAGTGAAATGACTCCCCACCTAGATTAACTATTATTTATAAGGAGGGCATCATGCCAGCAAAATTTAAACCAAGTGAAAAGATTTACAAGAGAGGAGTTCCAGCAAGAAACTTGCCAGAAAGACACTTCTATCTAAAGAACACTCCTAAAGAGGAACTGTTCTCAGAAATTAACAAGCACAATGTCAAACCAAAACAAAGACAAAAGTGCCTAAACGAACTCGCTAGACGAGGCGTGGAAGTAGTGTGGACTACTAAGGAGAGTGTGTAATGAGAGCATGGGGAACAAATCATGTGTCGCACAAGAAGAAAACTTCACAGGGCAACGGCAGAGGCACATTCAGTATAAATATGAACAAGAACAAAAAGCGTTCTTACAAGAAATACAGGGGGCAAGGCAAGTGAAGACAGCAATGCTAACACAACAGGACTTTCAAGAGTTCAAAAAGAAAGTGGCAATTCTAGGTAGAGCAGGTATTACATTGGATTATACAGTAGCAAAACCAAACCACAAAAAAGTAAAGATAACAATGCGTACACCAGTGGACGCACAAAAGTGGGACGAGGTGTGTGGATGAAAAAATTACTAGACGCAATGTGGGAACCGTTTGACAGCGAAGATGCAACAGAGTGGTTCCTCATACTGTTCGGTTATACAGTATTATTCTTTATCCTATTGGGTGGAGTGATAGAATGGATTTAACAGTATTATTATTAGTAGCAATGTTCTTAGTGTATATGTATTTCAATGACAGGGATGACTGGCGTGGGTAATATAATACGCTTTCCTATTGAAAGGACTGAGATACAACGCTTAGTGAGAGATTTGAGGCATCAGGAAGAAGAAATCAAACTGTGCCTCGATGACCTTGAAGCATTAAATGAACATATAGTCGAGTTAACAGCAGAGTATGAATCCCTGTTAAATCGAGTATGTGAACTAAATCAAATTAATTTAAAAGGAGAAAGTGATGAAGAAAGGTAGTATGCAATACGACCAGTTTGGTCGCAAGAGAAAAGTATCGCATCTTTACAAGAGTAAGAAAGCGACGCCTCAGTTTGCGAAACAAGCAAAGAAACAATTTAAAAAGGAAGAAGATATCTACGCCAGTGCACCTATTGGGGAATATGCTGTGCCTGTAGATAATTCATATAAACAAGACATCAGTAAGCAATATACGGTATCGATTGCTTACAACAAAGGTGCTTATCAAGTGATACCAAAAGGAGAAGTGAAAGACATTGGCAAGTAAACATTATAAAGTGGGAATGAAAGCAAATGGTAGCACAATAGTAGCAATTCGATACCCCGAAGGCACTTCTAAGAAGTATGAACATTGGGAATGTCCTGCACGAAACAGTGTAGAACACATGGATGTCGAATTAGCAGATGGTAGAGTGTTATCCAGTAAGGATTTGATACTTGGAAACAAGTTCAAAGTCGAAGATGTAGAGAAAATAGACAAATTTATATCTAAAATTAGTGGAGGTGTAGCATAATGAGTAAAATTAATGACTATGCTAGGTTTGTTGATAGTTGTACATCGGCAACAAGTAAAGATACTAGCAAAATGTGTGATAGAATGGACTATCTACGAGGAAACTACACAATGCAAGGTGGTGAAGTGCTAGAACAAGAAGTAGATATGGCAAGATTGATGACTGCCCTGATAGGAATGATGGCAGAGAGTGGAGAATTTGCAGAAGTAGTGAAGAAAAAGGTATTTCAGTCAGATAGCAAGTTCAAAAGCGATGAGATTTTCCATATGAAACGAGAACTCGGTGATGTATTATGGTATTGGGTTCAAGGATGCAAAGCATTAGGTTTTACACCTGATGAAGTAATGGATGAAAACATTAGGAAACTAGAGAGTAGATATCCGAATGGTTTTGAAGTAATTAGAAGTGAAGTCAGAGAAAAGGGGGACATATAATGGCAAATCATGTATATTTTAATATCTCTATAGAGGGGATAACAGAGGAACAGCACTCATGCTTGTTCAAAAGCGAAGAAACAGAAAGACCTCATTGGGACGAAAACGAACCACCAATTAAAATGGTTGAGTTAGTAGAAGTCCATGAGCAACCTTTCATGTCTAATCTCGATAAAGAGTATGATGATGAAGGTTGGATTAAAAATTCATGGGATTGGTATGTAAACAACTGTGGGGCAAAGTGGGTTTGTATTGAAGAGTGGGAACATAACATGATTACTGGACACAGTGCTTGGTCACAGCCTGTTGCAATGGTAGAGAACATGCTAGAGTATGCCAGTAATAGATTTGGTATAGAACTTAGTGCAAAAATGACATATGAAGATGAGTTCAGAAACTTTGTAGGAGTAGATGACTTTGAAACATACAGTGAAGAAGGAGAATGGTATTGTATGCACAGTGAGAACTATTTAGATGGTGGTGAGTTAACCGAACTACTAGAAGAAAAGTTAAAATGTGATGTATCTGATGATGACTTTGACTGGTGGGAAGAATACAAAGCAACAGGATTAGTTCCTAGTGAGTGTGTAGACGAAATGGTTTATAACTTCTTTGATACAGGAGAGTTAAATTGGGTAAACTAAGAAAAATTCTAAGAGATTGGATTGACGGAGTGATTGAGAGGTCATTTCAAAGACAAGCAAACAAAATATTTGCTAAGCATGATGTGGTTTACAGAGATGGAGATAACACATAATGGGACAGTATGACGAATTAGTAGAAAGACAACGCATATTGCTAGAAGCAGAAAAGTGGGCAAAAGGAGTGAAAGAAATCCATGCCCACAGTTTCAGTTCGATGTGGTATGATAATAGACCTCAGGACACTGAGGGTGGTAAAAGTGTATTAGATGTATCTTACAATAGTGGACTAATTCAGAGAAAACTAGAGGATGGCAGTATAGTATACTTTGGTAAAGAAATGACACCAAATGAACTAATTGATGAGTATGGGAGAGCTAAAGCGTATGAAAGAAGATAGAGAGTACCAATTCTATGCTTGGGAAAAGCAGTATGGAAACGATGAGGCAATCAGAGTAGCAGCAGATGAATGGGGTGTAAGTGAAATGCAGGTCAGACTGCTAATACAAAAGTGGGAGGATAACTTATGGCTATAAATTACACACAAGACCAAGTAGAATATATTGTAAACCAATACAGACTTAACCCTGATAGAGAAACAGTAGAGAATCTAGCAAATGAACTAGACAAGAGTGTAAAATCTATAATAGGTAAATTGAGTAGGGAAGGAGTGTATAGGAAAACAGAGTATACTACCAAAACTGGAGAGAAACCAATAACAAAACTAGAATTAGTGCAAGACTTAGAAACATTGTTAGAGTTACAAAACGAAGCCCTAGCGGGGTTAGAGAAAGCACCAAAATCAGTATTAAAAATTTTAAAGGAGTCGATATGAGAGTAGCAAAAATACTAGAAACAGCATTAGCTGATAAGCATGGCAAGTATGCAGAAGTGTTAGGACTTGTTGACAGTCCCAGCGGGGTCAAAGCAAGACTAAAGTTTGGAGATGGTCATAGAGAAACCATAACAGTAAGAAAACTAAGAATGGTTCAAGATAAGAATGTACCAAGGTCTAAAGATGGTTGGTTCTAACTAGGAAAAACTTGTGTAAGAGAGGGACAACTTAGTCCCTTTTTTATTGTCTTAAAAATTTTGGATTGGTGGAAGTTGGTGTAGTTTGGAAAGGTTTTGTAGTAATTGCGTTTTTATGTTGGATTGTTAAACCCCAGAATTGAGGTATTTGACTTTTCAATAGTTGATGTAGTTTACACAATTAACAGTCTACATTTACCTATTTAGATGCTCGCTTTCACTCTCGCTTCGCTTCGTTCAAGCTCTTAGCATAAGATTAGGTAAGCGACTGTAATCGGTGGTTTGTAATGATTAACTATCAAAATTTATGATAATATTATACCATGATTTTCAACAGAATGCAAGAACTGTTTTTCTCGGGTAATTGAAATATGGTGTTCGGGTAGGTTTTGATTGCAATAAAATATTTTCACTGATGTTATCTAGTTGTGTTGTCAAAGGATATTCGACAGATGTTTTTCGTTAAGGACGAACTCTCATTGACAATTTCTTTTTCATAGCGAGTTGTAGTTCCTTTCGTTTGTCCAACTCTCGTGAACGCTTCCTGTAATTGTTCATTTGATTTCTTTTAGCATTGGGTTTTTCGTAGTATTCTTTCTCTCTGCAACGCTCTTTGATTTCTGCTCGTTGACATTTTTTACGGAATATACGAAGTCCTTTCTCGAAGGACATGCCTTTTAGATTAACGCTGGGCATCTGTCCTCCGATTGAATGTCCAACCTCTCTTTCTTAAGTAGTAAACTTTAGATATGATGGAATCTTCACTTCTGCCCAATTTGCGAGTGAGTTCCTCTATCGGCATTACATTATAGTGCCGTTTCAGAAAGTCTACTTCCTCTGTTGTCCATTTATTCATAGGTATATTATACTCGCTTTTGAAGTAAAAGTCAAGAACTATTTTCTCCGAGTTCCTTAAATGCTTTCATTCTAAAGTTCTTGTTCAGCTGCGCTCCAGTAGTGTTTGCAAAATGGTTCAGCAAATATTTTTTGAGAACCTGAGCATCACAGTAAGCAACTTCGACTATGTCGATACCTTCATGCAGTGCAACATACGCACCTTCTAGTTTGTTCATATAGTTTTCTATTCTATCTTCCCACTTGGAAGAGTTCGTGTATCTGTTCTGAAAGTTAAAATTAAATTGATTCGTAGCTGATACTTTGTATTCGTATAATTTGCCATCATCATCCTCAGCGTCTGCACCTTTATCTCCATCAACTAGTGTGTGTCCTAGATGATGAGCAAGTGCAAGTTCTCCAATGCCACCTTTTGTTAGGTTAACGCCCTCGGGGAGTGTTTCATATACTTTTCTTAATAATTCGATTGTTTCTTTATATTTCATACAACTATTATAACAAAAATAACAGGTAGTGTCAAGAAATATATTAACCATTGGTATAGATTTACCTTGACTTCAGGTTACAAAGTTGCTATAATATGTATATGAATGAAAATGACATAAGCTATATAATCTTTTTAATCATGAGCATTGGAATGGCATACATGATTGGGAAGCAAATCGGAATACGAGGGACGATAGACTATTTAGAAGAAGAAGGATTACTTACTTTCGATGACTCTGAAAAATAGTTCTTGACACCGAGTTAAAAATTTGATATAATTATTTTGTAAGTGATAGGTTTCACTTGCGTATTGGTGCATCTACCGAAAGGAGATGTGAATGTTTACTGAAAAGGAATTATGGAGATAAAAAATGAGTATAGATTTAAGTAAATTTTGGCTTGGATTGGATATGCCTACGCTTCCCACATATACGGAAACGAGCTATCCTAGATATAACTTAATAGCAGGGGACAACGATTATCGAATAGAAATCGCAGTGCCTGGTTGGAAGAAAGAAGAATTGGAGATTGTCTTTGATAACAAAGAACTTCAAATCAAGGGTAAAAAAGAACACAAACTAGGTGATGATGAGCAGTTCGTTCATCAAGGTCTTAGTCTAAAATCTTTTGAGAGGAGATTTATTCTAAACGCCGACCTATTGGTAGATAAGGTAAGTCTACAAGACGGGTTACTGACAATCAACTTATCACGAACTCCAGATTCTAAGAGGAAAGTCTTGGAGATAAATTGAAATGAAAGCAATCGCTTTAAAAGTTCGTGATACAATATGTGAGAATGGGGAGTTCTGTGAAGCTGTAAGCCAAATCTGTTTAATGAGTTTTGGTGCCAGTATCATAGGTTTAAACTTATCCTATCTTATATAGACTGTCAACGATTAAGGGAGTGGCATGAGTGTACATAGTACGATTGTTACTCCCTTGCTTAGGAGAAAGCATGAAAATATCACAAAATGGATTAGAACTAATAAAACACTTTGAAGGGTGTGAACTAGAAGCATATAAATGTGCTGCTGGCGTATGGACTATAGGATATGGTCATATTAAAACAGCAGTAGAAGGTATGACTATAAGTCAGTCGTATGCTGACGAACTCCTTGATGGAGAGATAGTAGAGTATGAAGACTATGTAAATGCAGCTGTCACAGCTCCACTATCACAAGACCAATTTGACGCACTAGTTAGCTGGACATTCAATCTAGGAAATGGAAACCTCAACGCCTCAACTATGTTGAAAGTGTTAAATCGAGGTGAGTATGAAGAAGTACCAGCTCAAATGAAGAGATGGAATAAAGCAGGTGGTAAGGTTCTTGAAGGACTTATTCGCCGTAGAGAAGCAGAGGCAAACCTGTTCGAGGGAAAGGAATGGACTTAAAAGAAATTTGGTTACAAATAAAGTACTATTTCTCGCCAAGATATAAGTTAAGTGTTAGTTATAATCACACATGGGGAGACGCTGACGATTCAACTTATATAGTTCGCAAATTTTACAAAAAACAAGATAAATACCTTAGTTTCCTCACCGAGGACAAGGAAGTAGTTGAAATCCGAGGAGCAGAAGGATTAAACTATAGGATAGAGCAGTTATGATAGAAAAACTTAAACTCAAACACATGAAGTTCATAAACAATATAAAAGTAAAGTATGAACTTAGTTTATATCAAATGTATTGGATATGCTTTGGTAAAGGACTAATCATTGGAGGACTATTATGTATCAGTTTCTCCTAGCAATCATACTAGCCTTAGGTTTAAGCACCTATTGGTTATGGAATGAGAACACAACCTTAGTAGCAAACAATGCAAAGTTGGAAGGAGCTGTCCAACTACAAGAAGAAGCAATAAGCTCACTACAAAATGATTTTGCAAAACAAACAAAAGCATTAACAGGATTACAAAGTAAGAATAACGAAATCGAGTTAGAAATGAATCGTTATTTAGATATATTTAAAAGGCACAACTTAACGAAGTTAGCCGCAGCAAAGCCTGGTCTAATCGAGACTAGAGCTAACAAAGCAACAAAAGAGGTATTTGATGGAATTGAACAAGATAGCCGTGACATCGATGCTGCTGATGATAGTATCATCGTGCAGCCTGTTACCAACGAAGACATTAGAGGTTAGTGCCAAGCCTATAGAAAGGCAGATAGCACAACCCGTTCTCCCAAGAGAGATAGATTTAAAAGACCCATACTGGTATGTGGTTAGTGATAAGAACTTGGAAGAGTTTTTAGCAAGAGTAGAGAAAGACCAAGGACAAGTGGTGTTTTTCGCTATGTCAGTTCCTGATTATGAACTCATGGCATACAACACACAAGAGTTAAAACGATACATTCGTGAACTCAAAGAGGTAGTAATATACTATCGTGAAGTAACAACCAATGAAGCAAGTACAGATTAGAGAACATCAGATAATACAAAGACTAGATTTAATAGCAGAGGACTTTTTAAGATTGCCCCATCAGTGGCAACATACTCCACTACCAAAGACAACAGCAGCAGACCTTAAAGAGTGCATGGATGATGAAAACAATAGTGGTTATCCTAAGAAAAGTAATAATTTAGATTATGCTGGCAGAGCAGTTAGTAGGAATTATAAAGATAGAACCAATGCTTTTATAGGCTCAGTAAAACAATTAACTGATAATAAGTCATGGTATTGGGATAGTATGGTATTCCAAGTTCCAGAAACAGGCTGGACAGCATGGCATAATGGAGGCAATAAGCCTAGATACTTTGTTAGATTCATACACAATAGTGGAGTTGGATTTACAAATTACATTAAAGATGGTAAAAGAACAAAAATAGAGGATAACCATAACCCAGAAACTACTAAAAACTGGACTTGTATTACTGGTTATTTAGACGGCAACACTACATGGATGAGTGATAGAAACTTAGGTAGCCACCCTAGAGTAATATTTGACCTATCAATAGACGGAAAATATCATGAATCTGTAAAGCAATTTATAGAGTTCATAGAAACAATCCATGTTTAAAAATTTATTTACAATGCTCATGTGGAAGAGAGACATGGAGCAACACTCAAAATGGTTTGACAAGAACGAACCAGCACAGGCACGATTTGAAGAAAACGAAGAGTGGCTAGAAGAATTAGAGGATAGGATAATCTCATTAGAAAAAGATTGCCACCCACCAAAAGAATTGTGTGAATTTGATTCATACGAAGAACATATGAATAACATCAAAAAAATGATAAAAGATGAACTTAATACTCAGTCAAGACAAAAATAACTTATCAGACCTATGTGGACACATAGAAAACTTCCTGTCTGACACAGAGATTAACGACTTTTATTCCCACCAAACAAAAGAATTTAAACCAGCAATAACCAGATACAGAGGATTAGACAAGTCTATAAGAGATTGTGATAAACTTAGTGGAGCAACTATACCTAAGTGGTTAGGAGAAAAGCTCAATCAAGCAATCAGTATGTACAATGACAAAACATACCAGTTTGACCTATACCCTATTGATTCAGAACATCATGAGTTTAACATAGTAAGATACAAAAAGAAAGGACAATTTTTTACTGCACACAGAGACTGTAGACCAATGTTAAATCACATTCATCTCAGAAGGTCAATGAGAAAAATAAGTATTAGTGTGCAATTGACTGATGGATATACAGGTGGAGATTTAGAGATTGCAGAATCATTTAGACAAAAAGATATACTCGGAGGAGAGCTAACACCCCCTAACGAGTTTAGACACAAATTTAAAAGTATGAAGAATAAAGGAAGTTTAACAATATTTACATCATTTCATATGCACGAAAGCAAACCACTGGAATCAGGATTGAGAGATGTATTAGTATGTTTTATACGAGGAGAAACTAAAGTATGGTAGCACAGAGTATCATTGATTTAGCAAATGAAGTAATAGAGTGGATGGACGGACAAAGAGATAGTCAGTTTCCTTTCTGTGATTCCTATTTAATGTGGCATGATTTTTCAGGAACTAAGTTTAACGATATAGAAACATACAACTGTACTTTTCCATACTGGAGAGAGCATGGTAACACTGTAATGGAAGACATCATGATTACAGGAACTTTCAAAGAACAAATAGCAAAAATAATGATAGTCAAAGGAACAGAAAAGGGTATTATGATACCTAATCACCCAGCTTGTAGACAACAGACCTTCGTAATTAAGGGAGATATTGATTTTATCTTAGGTAAAGACCCAGTAAGATTGCTCAATACACTAGAAGTAAATGATTACAAACTATTTCCTTGGGCAAGTAGAAAACTCGACCATAAAATAGTAAGAAAAGGTGGTCATATATCAGTTGGAAATCTATGGAACTACAACGCACATTTAAAAGAGGGGGATATAATAGTTCATGTCACACACTATGATAAGTGAAGAAGATTGGGAGATAACTCCACAATTTAAAAGAGATAACTGGGATAACGAACCAATTCGTTTATTTGTTGGAACAAGTGAAACTTTTGATAGACACCCAGAGCAAATATATCTATACAGTATACTAAGAAATACTGACCACCCTGTAGAAGTCACTTGGCTTAGACCAAGTATGTTCCCTGATTGGACAAGACAAGGATGGGGAACACCATTTACTTGTTTTAGATATGCAATACCAGAGATGTGTAATTTTAAAGGAAGAGCCTTGTATACTGACTGCGATATGATAAACTTTAGAGATATACAACATCTTTGGAGAACAGACTTAAAAGGTAAACCTTTTGGAATGGTCTGGGATGCACTACAAATGAATTCAGATAAATTTAAAGGCACTGACCACGAAAGAGGTTGGTGGTGTGATAGTGTCATGTTGATAGATTGTGAAAAAGCAAAAGAATACATACACCCTATAAAAGAACAAGCAAAGTGGCCTACAACATATAAATGGGATTTCATGGCAGGTATAGGTTCTCCCTTCAAAGAGAAATCAAAAGAGATAGTGCAGGAACTAGATGCAAGATGGAACTCATTTGATGGTGCTGATACAGCATTTCCATACAAAAAACCATACCCAATGGATGATAAAGAACAGTTAGCCTTAGAAGAAATATGGCAAGTGCATTTGACAGCGTTAAGCTATCAACCTTGGCATCCGAAGTACTCTCCTCATGCAAAAGCTAGTCATAAACGACAAGACATAATGGAGGTGTATTGGAAGTATAGTAGGGAGTTGAAAACATTGGAGAAGTTAAGTGAGATTTGAAGAACTAATTCATCCCATCGGGGTTGATGAGTTTCACTTAAAATACAAGGGGAAGAAACATTTTTACATCAAACGGAAAGATAATCCGTTTGTAAAACATTTTAGTTGGGAAGAACTAGATAACTATCTCAATCAGATAAGTATAGGAACTTGGGATAGAACACCACAGCTACAGGTAGTGTTGCCTGACGGAAAGAAGTGGTGTAAGAAAAAAGACAAGACTAAAAAGACACGCACAGAACTTTGGAATCTGTGGAATAATGGAAGTAGTTTCATACTCACACTTAGTGAGTTCTTAAGTGAAACTATGTGGAAGCAATGTCAAGAGTTTGAAAAACATTACGGTGTTGGTCAAGCAAACATTTACTGCAGTAAGCAGGAAGATGCTAAGTGCTTTCCCATTCATGCAGATTCTACTGACAACTTTTTATTTCATGTATCTGGTAAAATACGCTGGTACATTTATGAGGAGTTTGCAGAAAAGGGAGGTCGCTGGGAAGATGCTACTTTGGAAGAAGTAGTAGATTTAGATGATGGCGACTTACTTTACATACCGAAAGGTAAGTATCATAGAGTGGATACTCTAAGCCCACGAATATCAATTAGCTTTCACTTTCAGGACCGAAGTGAAGGTAACCCATATTATAGGAAGAATTGGTATAACTGGAAACCATAGGAGATTACTATGGCAGAAGGAAGTGATAATTCACGAAATGAAGTCGAAATAGATTTAGACAAGTATATGGCTCTCATAGAGAAGTTAGACAAGTCTGAAGATATGATAAAAGAAATGCAACTCGAGGCTGCAGCAGCCAAGAAAAGACTTGCACCTCCTAAACGAAAGTTTATGGACTTATTTCTTGACGACAATGATGTTAATGAGAAGGCTATAATTGGCTTTATCGCATTCTTTATGCTTATTGTTTTCGCTGGGTGTGACTTAGTAACGGCGTTCTGGGGACAGGACTTAGTAATTAGTGACACCATATTCACAAGCCTCGTAGTGATTACACTAGGAAGTTTTGGAATCAGTGAAGCAGGAAGAGCATTTGGAAAGTGATAACAGCAAAATTATTTATAGACTTTGAATTAATTGAAAAACAGTATGAACCAGCAATGATTCATACTACGGATATATTCTGTCCTGTTTCTCATAGAAAGGAACAGGATGGGTATGCCCAACTCCGACAGGATGTACTCAGCAATGGGATGAAGCATCCTGTCATCTTAATTCCTAATACAGAAAACAACTATCAGTTAGCAATAAGACAAGTAAATGCTGAGTATATTGTTGACAGAGTAAAGACTAAATATTTATGTATGTATGGAAATCAAAGATTAGACATATACAAGGACGCTTCCTTCAGTTATATATGGAGTGTGGTAACTGAAAATGTGGAGTGGTCACATGCTGTATTCCTAGAACTAAAAAATAGTTCTTGACACGAACAAAAAATTTCTGTATAATATACATATGAATGAAAATACAACAAACAAAAAAACTTGTCAGATGTGGAACTCAGAAACACAGTCCTTTGAGACTTGGTACTGGGATAACTGCGAACATTGTGATACATTAGTAGACCACAAAACAGGCGAGTGTAAACAATATAAGTGCTGGATATAATATGAATTTATTTTACTTAGACGAAGATTTAGACAAGTGTGCTGAATACCATGTGGATAAACACATAGTAAAGATGCCACTTGAAGCTGCACAGCTTTTGTGTACTGCTGTCTGGGTAGACCATGTACTTGGCTTTGTTCCCCGTGCTTTGAACAAAGAAGAAAGTAAAATCCTCAACGAGGAGAAAGCAAAAATCAAAGACTTACCAATGGAAGAGAGACCATTGACACCTTACTTACCAATGATGTACAACCATCCTTGCACAATATGGACTAGGTCATCTCTTGACAACTTTGAATGGACTCATTGTTATGCAAATGCACTAAATGACGAGTATCATTATCGTTATGGTAAGCAACACAAGTCGATAGTAGAAGTAGTAAACAAACTGCCTGAGCCAAAGAATATGGAGCGTCTAGGACAGACTCCATTCGGAATGGCTATGCCAGATGAGTTGAAAGACGAAGCGGATGTTGTAGGCAGTTATCGACTCTATTATCACACAGACAAGGCGACATTCGCCAAGTGGTCACACCGAGACAAACCCCATTGGTGGGATGAAGGTCTCGCATGGTATGACCAACGGATAACAAGATGATTAAAGTAGAAAGCGAAGGCTATACCTTTACATTTAATGACGGAACAACAGAAGAACAACAGCAAGAAGCAATCAAAAGACATCTAGCAAAGAGCAGATGGTTTAGACCGATTGTTATGCACAAGAAAGATGGCAATATTGTACATCTAGGAAATGGAGTAAGAAAACATGGCAAAAGACATACCTCTTGATGTATTATTGGGAGTCAAAAAAGAACCTATAAATACTATGGAACATAGAGATATGATTCGTGTAAATCTAAACAAACAAAGAGAAGTCACCGAGCAAGAAATTTCTTTGCTTCAGGGTCAATTAGACTCTAAGAAAGAATACCTTGCAAAGATAGAGGGCGGACTTGATGTACTTGATGAATTAAGCAAGTGATAGTAATAAAGGACGATTTTTACGCTTACCCAGACGAGGTCAGAAAAGAAGCCTTGTCTATGTTTTTTAGACCAGGGCGCAGGGAACGAAGAACTATGTTTCCAGGGCGTCGCACTAAGTCATCCTTCAGTAATGAGAACTTCATTTATTGTAGGAATAGGTGGGAGAATATGCTTAACGCAAAAATGCAATATTTTCCTAGAAGAAATAGTAATACAGCTTTTACATTGTCAGAGCATGATGATGCAAACTGGAACTGGGTACACCATGACTGTTCAGGATTCTTAGAGAATACTAGCAAAGACATGAGAGGTCAAGCGTACGCAGCAGTTATATATCTAAGCCCTAACGCAGATGTTAGAAAAGGTACAGGATTATTCCAGTCTATAAAGACAGGAAAAGTACATAAGAATGACGAACTAAGTAAAGGCAAAGGTATGTTCAAACAAATGTGGAAAGAGGACGGAGAGTTCTTAATGCACACTTATGTTGGGAACATCTATAACAGATGTGTTTTGTACCCTGCACACTATTGGCACGCTCCATTCTGTGCGGGATATGGACACGACAAAGCTACTGGACGATTAGTTCAGGTTGGCTTTTTTACGATAAACAAAAAATGAGTGAGTACAACAGCGATAAATTTAACGAACATCAAGTATTAGAAATGCTTGAAGAATACATAATGTCTACCTATGGTAAGCATTACAGTATGAATAAGATACAATCTACTGAGTTCGTATTCGATGCAGGACATGGCGAAGGTTTCTGTTTAGGAAACATCATCAAGTATGCACAGAGATATGGCAAGAAAGATGGTAAGAATGTTGATGACTTACTCAAAATTTTACATTATGGAATAATTTTATTAGGGGTAGAAATTGAGAACGAAGAAACACGAAAATCTTTCACAAGCAAATATAAGCAAGGTAATTGAATACTTAAACCCTACAGATGGTAGTAAGCCTATCACTAAAAAAGAAGCATGTAGTATACTTAACATAGCTTACAACACAACAAGATTAGGCAACATCATTGCAGAGTTTGAAGAAATGATGGAATTCCGTGCAAGAAGAAAAGCACAGAACAGAGGCAAGGCTGCAACACCAGCAGAGATAAAAGATACAGTAAAGATGTATCTTGAAGGAGATAATGTAAGTGATATAGCAAAATCGCTATATAGGTCTCCAGCATTTATCAAATCAATAATTGATAAGATAGGTGTGCCACAAAAGATAGCACACACAGATTACGAAGGCAGACGAAATGCCATGCTACCAGAACAATGTGTAGCAGAAAGTTTCGAACCAAAAGAAAAAATATGGGCAATCAGACAGAACTATCCTGCAATAGTGCAAAGAGAGTTATCACCTGAAGTTGCCCAACAGCGAGGATTCAAAGTATATCTAGTATATACTATTGAAGCAACACAAGACGACCTCGCAAATACATTCTTCCCATACTTAGAGTATGCAGGTAAATATCATTGCCTCGCAGCTTTTGATATGGGTAGTTTAAGACATTTACAAGAGTACATGTAAAAAGGAATAAAAATGGACGCACTAATGTTAGTGTCGGCATTTTGGATAGCTGGAGTGGGAATGGCAATTTATACACTCTACATTCCAGCAGTGCAGATAATTGGAAGAATAGATAAGAACAATTTAGGATATAGATATGCTTGGTTAGGCGGGATTGTTTTCGCCTTCTTTTCAGCAGTATCTTTACCTTTTCTTATACACATAATACTAATAGACAAACATCAGGAAAGATTCCTGAGAGCATTTATACCAGCATATATGGGAGAAAAATAATGTATAGAGGAAACGCATACTACGAAGCATTAAAATTAAAATACTTAGCCGAAATTGCAGAAGCAGAGGCAGTACTAGGAACATACTTTACGAACTCAGTAGGTATTGGGGAACACTCCGAACTATTACCAGAGTTTGATAAATGGGTAGGTGTACTAGCAGAATCAAAAGATAAGCTAAAAGCATTAGAAGGGTTGCTGTAATGCACGATATACAAAAGTGTACTCAAAAACTTATTGCATTAATTGATGCAGTAGAAAGAATAGACAAGGATAACCAAACGACCCTACCTTGGAAACTACAAAACGCAAAAGAGTTAGCAAGAGAACTAAAGAATGAATCAGAGTTTATTACTTCACTACGATAACAAAACTATCGGAGTTGTACGAAACCCCTATGAACGAGTAGTTAATCTGTATATGGAGAGCTTGGATTATATTGGATTGGATAATTGGATAGCCAAATACCCTCCTGAAAAACAAGTAGTTCTGTATCAGAATTGTGACCACTTAGTTCGTTTCGAGGCATGGGAAGATGAACTTAAATTTGCAAAACTACATCCAAAAGATACATCAATTTTGAAGGATGAGGAGATAGTACCTATGTGGAATAGGTGGTATACAATGAAGACTAAAACTTTAGTTTACTCAATATATCGGGAAGATATTTTAACCTACGGTTATAGCTTCTAAAATATAGTTCTTGACACAAGGTCAAAATTCCGTTATAATATATCTATATTATGGAAATAAGCTAATGAGTGACAGATTTTATACGCAACAGCTAGAAGCCACAGGTTGGTGTCCTGGCTACCGCAATACTCTAACTCTTAGTGAATTTGAATCAAAATTTGGTAAAACAAAAAGGAGAAAAAGAATGGCTTGGACAGATGAAGCTAAAGCTCAAGCAGTAGAGATGTATACTGCGGAAGAACCAACTCCAGACAACAGTATGGAAGTTGTAAAGATGATTGCTGAAGAATTAGGCGAGAGCCCAAATGGTGTCAGAATGATTCTAACAAAAGCTGGTGTATATGTAAAGAAAACTCCAGCTGCAAAAAGCAGTGGTGGAACTGGCGGTGGCAGAGTAAATGTCGCAGCTGCTCAAGACGAGTTAGCAAAAGCTATCTCAGATATGGGTAAAGAAGCCGATACTGCAATCATAAGTAAGCTAACAGGTAAAGCTGCTATGTATTTTGCAACACTAATTAACGAACTTAACGATTAATTACCCCTGAATCTTGGGGAGGGCAACCTCCCTGAGTATTTTTGTATCTAACAGAAATAGCTCGTAAGAACCTTACCATTGATAGGACGCTAATAGATATTAACCACCTACAAGGAAAGAATGAAAAAGGACGATTTTGTTAGAAAACTAGACGATGCAGGTGATGCAATCGTCACCTACAGAAGTCAAAACAGTCGTAGACTAAAGTATAATGTCTGCACTAGTGACTTCGACAATAAATATATACAATCAAAAAAGAATCGAGCTAAGCCGAATCCAAGACAAGTTCTCTTGTTTTGTTGGGATACTGATTCTTACAGATTATTACAACCTGACAATGTAACTTCTATCGTGCCTTTAGCAGCTATACTAAAAAATGATAGAACTACATAACGAAACACCTGTCTACGAAAAGGTTATTCATTATAACGAAGAAAAGAATGAAAAAGTTTATGTTATGATAAACAATTTTCGTGGCACAGAGTATCTACACATAAGGAAGTATTATCAAGACTTTGATGAAGAATGGAAACCTACAAGGGAGGGCATTGCCTTACCTATTGATTTGGATAACACTAGAGAACTTTTTGACGCATTAGTTGAGATTCTTTCCATATCAGAAGTCAAAGGAGTATTAGAAACACATTTCAAAGAAATACTCGATAAGATTTATTTATAGTATCAAAAAATAATACTTGACACGAACCCAAAAATTCTGTATAATATACTTATGAATAAAACAGAATACCTAGAATATTGTAATCAGATGTATGCAGAAGGTAATCCTATATTGCCTGACGAAGTATACGATAGACTAGTAGAAAATACCGAACTTGAAAGTAAGGTCGGATATGATTCCACAGAAGAACGATTTCAACATCCCTACCCAATGTATTCATTACAGAAAGTCTTTGTCGGAGAAGATAAAGAACCAGATTGGGAAATCAAACAACCACATATAATGACTGCCAAGTTGGACGGTGCAGCCGTGTCTATAACTTATATAGATGGCGTACTGACACAGGCGTTGACTCGTGGTGATGGTAAAGCAGGGCTAGATATTACTGATAAAATGAGATGTATAGTACCAGAACGATTGGATAATCTTTATGGGGTAAGACAAATTACTGGAGAAGTAGTTGCTCCCAAAAGTATTCCTAACGCTAGAAATTATGCGAGTGGTGCTTTGAATCTCAAAGATATAGAAGAATTTAAATCCAGAGATGTAACTTTCATAGCGTATGGTGTTCAGCCATATCCAACCGATAGTTGGGTAGAAGATATGAGAGAACTTGTACATAATGGATTTTCAACTGTCACACAAAGTGATTACAGCATGTTCCCTCAGGACGGTAAAGTGGTACGAGTCGACTCTAATAAATATTTTGAAAAATTAGGCTACACCTCACACCACCCTAGAGGCAGCTTCGCTCTAAAAACTAGACAGGCAGGAGTAGTTACTCGACTCTTAGATGTTGAATGGAATGTCGGGAAGTCAGGTGCTGTTTCACCAGTAGCAATACTGGAGCCCTGTGTAATCGGTGAGGCGACAGTTAGTAGGGCAACCCTACATAACATGGCGTATATTGATGCATTGGAACTAGAGATTGGTTGTGATGTAGAAGTAATACGAAGTGGAGAAATAATACCTAGAATAGTAAAAAGAATATGACAGTGGATGATTACAGAAAACTTGGCAATCCTAGAAGGAACGGCTTAGGTTTCATATGGATTATGGATGGAGAGGAAAGATATAATTTCTATCATCCAGAGCTACTGCCTATTGGAGTACAACAGTATCACAATCATAGATACAGTTTTATTTCTAAGATTCTTAAAGGTAAGTTCTGCAACAGAAAAGCAGAGTTAGTTGAGGGCAATAAAGAGCTTTGGGCTATTGACTGCGTTGGAGACAAGAGTAAACTAAAAGGTGGAGAGTCTAAAAAACTGGACAACGGCATTGATATATTTGAAGGAGAAGTAGAGTATCTAAATGAGGGCGACAGCTACTATATGCACCAAAATGAATATCACATAGCATGGGCAGAGACCCCTGCTATTACGCATCTAGAACAAATGGGCGAACCTATACAAGGTCTAGGAGTGTATCATAGATATGACTATCATCATTGTCCTATCGCAGATTTTAAATTACCACACCATTTATGTTGGGAGATTATTGAGGAGATTATAAACCATGGCAAATAAAAAAGAAATAATCTTTAGTAAAGAAGAACAAAAAAATAGTAATAGAATTTATAAGAGTGCCACACCAAAACAGACAACTGATTGGTATATCAAGTGGGCAGCCTCTGGAGTACTACTTACAGCTATGGTTATTAGGTCGGCAGGAGTATCAAATCTTGCTGATACAATATTATCTTTTATTGGGTGTTTAGGTTGGTTATTTGTAGCGTTTATCTGGAAGGATAGAGCATTAATACTTTTAAACGGCATAGCTTGTTTCATATTATTAACAGGAATATTCACTAAAGTATTGTCATGAACCCCATACTAATCAATATAGATGTATGTGGTATCTGTAACGAATCGTGTAATTATTGCCCGAGGTCATCTTCATATCCAAACAAAAAAGAATATATGAGTGTAGAACTTTTTACTAAGTTCATAAATGATTGTAAGGATTATACTGGGTTCATCTGTTTTACAGGCAGAGGAGAAAACAGTTTAAACCCAAAATTCAAGAAACTTGTGGAAATTTTACATTCGAGTGATAGGAAGTATAAGACTAGAATTTTGACAAATGGGTATAAACTAAAAGAAAAGTATGAATGGTTTAACATGTTTGATTCGCTAATCATCAACTCTTACGAGAGTAAACATCAGATGGAAGCAAGAAAAAAACTTATGCCTCGTGCTACCCACAGGTATTGGGATCAAAGTATAGAGCCAGAAGAATGGGGTGAAACACCTATTCAAGTTCAAAATAGAACTGAACTATACGAAAGAATCGCAACAGATAGAAGTGAAATTAACACACCTTGCATATTACCAGCAAGTAAAGGGTGGATACATCATGACGGAACTATACAGTTATGTTGTAATGATTGGACAGACACAAATGTATATGGCAACATTGCACATGATAACTTCTTTGATGTATGGAATAATAATGAAGAACTTATAAAGATAAGAACACAGCTGTTATATGGCAATAGAAGTGCTAATCCTATATGCACAAATTGTAATAGGAAAGTAACAGATAGAGAGGAGAAAAGAATTGGAAGGCTTAGACAAGTCTATAAATAGTATAGTAAATGTAAGTGGTGGGGCTGAGTGCTTTGCTGCTTTGTGGTGGGCAAAAGAAAATGGATTGAAACCAGTAGGATTACATCTATATAATAATCCACACAACCACCCAGCAAAAGATGCACAATTACACTATGCTCAGAAACAATGTGATTTTTTCAAGATTCCGTTAGTAGTAGATAGAAATGAGTTACCACAACAAGTAACTCTAGCATTAGCTGTCAATCAACATATGTCAGCAGCTGCAACTTTATTACTTGGAAACCCAGACAATGATTGGAGATACTTAGTATGGGGAGCAAATGCAGAAGATTCTTTTGCACAAAGGCTACAATTAAGGTTTCCTATAAGAGCTTACTTGGCTCAAAGGTCATATCAATTAGACCTACATGGAGTATCAGCACAAGAAGTAATGTATGCTCCTATAAATATATTCCCATTTGAAACACTATATAAATCAGAAGTAGTTTCAATGATAGCAAAGAACTTATGGGACTTTGCAAAACACAACATCTGGTACTGTTACCCTCCTGATAGAAAAACAGACCTAGTTAAAAAGATAAAGAAGAAAGATGATGGAGGTTACATTCCATGCGGAGAATGTATAAAATGTATTGAGTGGAAACACGCAGTACAAGTAGCAAATAAATCAGTTTACAAACAACAAGAAGGAACATTTAAAAAGAAAAAACCAAACCAACAATGGATAGACGAATAGGATTTACATGTGGAGCATTTGATTTGCTTCATGCAGGACATATCGTTATGCTAAAAGAGGCAAAAGCACATTGTGACCACTTAATAGTAGGATTACAAACAGACCCTAGCATAGACAGACAAGACAAAAATCAACCTATTCAGTCAGTATTTGAAAGATATGTCCAACTAAACGCAGTAAAGTATGTAGATGAAATCATACCTTACGATACAGAACAAAGCCTTCTAGATTTACTAGAGGCAACTCCAATACATATAAGATTTGTTGGAGAAGATTGGAGTGAAAAACATTTCACAGGCAAAGGATTACACGAAATATTCTATACGAGTAGAGCGCACTCCTTTTCAACAACACAACTAAGGAACAGAATAAGTGATAGATGAGTTAAAATCTTGGGGAGTTAAACCTGAGTATAGTGGATTAGGATTTATATTCCTGCATGAATCTAACAAGCAAGTTAGATGGAACTTCTATTGCCCTGACCTTACACCTGTTGAAGTAAATGATTTTCATACCCATAGAATTAGATTTGAGTCCCAAGTAATAAGAGGGCGACTAGTCAACGAAGTATGTAAGTGGGAGAGGTCAAAAGATAGCCTACTACAGATAGTAGAAACCAACTGCATACATCCACATTTCAGAAGAAATGTAATAGAAGAAAGTATTCATATACGACCAGACGGTACATACTCACTCCCAGCGGGTGCATGGTATATCAGCGAAGCAGATACCTTTCACAGAGTGAAGTGTCCCGAACAAACCATAACAAGATTACACATATTTGACAAGGAAACTAGAAACAACTTGACAATAAGAAGAAAAGATAAAACGTTTCGTTGTCCTTTACAGGACTTCAAAAAGTCTGAGAAAGAATGTTGGGAAATAATTAGGACATTCTTTTAATGGCTGGGGGAATATATAACGAAACATATTTTAAGAACTACCCTGAAGAAAAAGAAAGGGAAGGAATACTGTATGGTATTGTATTGGTAAATATGAAAACATGGGAACGAGAAACTATAAAAGTAGGCATCGCAAAAGGAAGAACCTTCAAAGACGCAGTACGAAGAGGGCGTGGATTTACAAACTACGACATTCGGATTCAGAGACTGTGGCAGGGGAATCTATACGATTGTTGGAGATTCGAGCAAAAACTACACAACCAGTTTCAGAAAGATAGACATAAAACGGAGCATAAATTTGGCGGACATACGGAGTGTTTCTCAATGGACAGCAAAATCTTGGAGGTATTTCCGAAGAAGAATGAGATATTTAGGGATTAGCGAGGGCTTTCACAATGCAGCATACGCTGTAGTGGAAGGAGATAAGGTTATCTACGCAACAGAAGTAGAGAGAATAACTCGTGTAAAAAATGATAAAACAATACCAGATTTTCATTTCAACACATTACAGAGTAAATTTAATTATGATGAAACAATTTTTTATGAACATACTGATATCAAGAATGCGAGACGAGACATGTACAGAATGGCAAAAACAACGCCGTGCAGACCGTATACTCACAGAAATATATTTCACCATGAAAGCCATTACGCCGCTGCTTATTTTTCTGCTCCTTTCACTCCTGACAGCACGGTTGTAATCGATGCTATTGGAGAGTTTGATACAGCAACAATATGGGTAGAGGGTAAGAAAGTATGGTCAAAGCAATACCCATGGTCACTAGGATTATTCTATAGTGCAATCACGAAACGAATAGGACTAAAACCAAACGAAGATGAGTATATTACTATGGGCATGGCTGCCTTTGGGGATATATCTATAGATATGCAGGAAGAAATACACCAAAATAATCACAAAGGTTTTAAGAGACGTAAGTGGTTTTGGCACACTCCTGAAGATATAGCTGCGTCAGCACAAGCTCATCTAGAAACAGAGCTACTAGACATCTTTGCAAAAGCAAGGAAGTATGGACCAAATGTAGCGTATGCTGGTGGGGTTGCGTTAAACTGTGTGGCAAACAGTAAGATAAGACCTATGTTTGACAATATGTGGATATTTCCAAACCCAGGCGATGCAGGTAGTGCGTTAGGTTGCGTACTTGCAAAAACTAAACAGAAAATAAAATTCGAAGACACTTTCCTAGGACATGATATAACAAGAAGTATCAATCCTAAGTTAGTAGTCGATACACTACTTAAAAGAAAAGTAGTAGGAGTAGCAAATGGAAAAGCAGAATTTGGGCCTCGTGCCCTCGGGAATCGCAGTTTGCTTGGTGATGTTCGTTATGATATTAAAGACACAGTCAATAATATTAAGCGAAGACAAAAGTTTCGTCCTTTTGCTCCCGCAATCCTCGAGGAGTATTATGAAAAATATTTTGAAGGATACGGAAACGAATACATGCAATTCGTTGCAAAAGCGAAACACGACTACAGTTCTGTCACACACATTGATGGAACCTCAAGAGTCCAGGTGGTCAAGCCTAGCTCTAAGTCAGCACTGCGACCTATACTAGAAGAATATTACGAGAGAACAGGAGTACCTATGTTGCTCAATACAAGTTTGAATATTAAAGGCGAACCTATGGTTAATACTGTGGAAGACGCTGATAGATTTCAAAGCAACTACGGAGTGAGAGTATTTTGATTTACTGGAACGGATGTAGTTTTGTTAGAGGCATGGAGATACGCAACCGTCCTCGTGATATCTTTGCTAACATTGTTAGTGAAGAATTTGGTCAACCTTGGTGGGATAATGCTAAAGTTGGTGGAAGTAATGACAGAATATGGAGAACAACCATGGATGACATGATACGGAAACCAGCAAAGCTAGCCATCATCTGTTGGTCAGGAATAAATAGATTTGAGTATCTTGACGACCACAACACATGGAGAAGTGCAGTTTGGGTAAAGTATAAGTTTGATAAGAAAAATTTAAAAATTAGTGAACAATCAGAAACACACTTTCACCCACGCATGACATTGAAACAGTGGAAAGCTATACAGGGTTGGGCTATACACGTTCGTTCTATGAGATACAATATTATAAATACATTTAATCATATGATAAGTATAAAGTATTTTTTAGAATCAAAGAACATACCATATCTATTTTACAATTTGTCTGATGGACAAATACAACCCACACTAAAAATATTAGACGAGCAAAGAATGGAAGGCGCTAATAACTTGTGGGAGGTAGGACACATGAAGTTAAATGACTATCTAGATGAACTACCTCACTTGCAAGAAGAAGCTTTCTATGACATGTGTAAAAGAGAACAAGTGCCATTCGGACCGAAAGACCATCCATTAGAGGAAGGTCACAAGTTGATGGCAGAGAGAATTATTGGAGATATATATGATAAAAAACTGGATAAAGTCTTTAGTTAAGAAATGGAAAGCTTTGTGCTGGCAGTGGGAGAACCGCAACATGGTTGAGGACACTCACATTTATGAAGGCGAGGACAATTAAATTTTGTCCCAAAAAATCGTATCTAGCACTCAAAAAATAGTTCTTGACAGCAGCTCAAAAATCGTCTATAATATATCTATATTTTGGAGAGAGAAGCTAAGTGAAACAGATTATACCACCGACTAACTGTCCTTGTTGCGCTAGTATATTAGTATACCGCAATGACCAGTTATTTTGTGAGGACATTACTTGTCCAGCACAGTGGGATAAAAAAGTAGAACACTTTGCTTCGACTCTTAAGATAAAAGGACTCGGACCTGCAACTCTTAACAAGTTGCAAATCGAAGACTATGCAGAACTTTACGAACTAACAGTATCTGAAATAAGAGAAAGATTAGGAAGTACAAAGTTAGCTGAGAAACTCTTTGTCGAGATTGAGAAATCAAAACAAAGTAAGTTGGTTGATATTATACCAGCTTTCAGCATACCCCTTATTGGTCGGTCGGCTTCTCAAAAATTATGCGATAGAATATCACACATCGAAGATATTAGCGAGAAAAGTTGTACTGAAGCAGGTATCGGACCAAAAGCATCGGCTAACTTAATTCAGTGGTTAGAAACTGAATTCTACCCTAATCAATACTTGACAACACTACCTTTCAAATGGAATAATAAAGTAATTAGAAAAAAAGAGGTCATAGGAGTTGTTTGCATATCAGGTAAGTTAAAGTCATATTCGACTAAGGCACACGCCACTAAAGTTCTAAATGAATATGGTTTTACAGTAAAGAGTTCGTTGACAAAGGACTGCACTCATCTTATAAATGAGAGTGGAATCGAGTCAGCAAAAACAACGACAGCTCGTGACCGAGGTGTTATAATAATAAGTAATATTAAACATTTGATAGAGGAAAATAAAAATGGCATTACCTAAATGGACAGACGAAAGAACTCAACAATTAGTTGATTTCGTTGGAAGTGAGTCACCTATCTCACAAAACACAGTTGCTAACGCAGCTGATGAGTTAGAAACATCTGTAAGAAGTGTTTCTTCTAAACTCAGAAAAATGGGTTTCGAGGTTGAACTAGCTTCAGCTTCAGCTTCTAAATCATTCTCAGATGAGCAAGAAGCTACATTAAGCACATTCGTGCAAGACAATTCTGGCGTATACACATATGCTGAAATTGCTGGAAACTTTGAAGGCGGACACTTTAGTGCGAAGTCAATTCAAGGAAAAATCCTTTCTATGCAGTTAACAGAACATGTTAAACCTGCACCTAAAGTTGAGACTGTTAAGTCTTACAACGAGGAAGAAGAAGGGCAATTTGTATCATTAGTAAATGATGGTGCATTTATTGAGGACATCGCTGAAGCCCTAGGCAGAAGTGTAAACTCAATCAGAGGTAAAGCATTATCTCTTCTCAGAGCAGGAGAAATCAATGCTATTCCTAAGCAGAAAGAAACCAAAGGTTCAAGCAAAGCTGATCCTTTAGCAGGTGTCGACATTGACGGCATGACTGTTGAAGAAATTGCTGATGAAATCGGCAAAACAGTAAGAGGCGTGAAAACAATGCTTACTAGAAGAGGCTTACAGTGTGCGGACTATAACGGCGCTGCTAAAAAAGAAATAGGCTAAACTATTTCTATCCGAGGCGAGCAGTTCATCTATGGATTGCCTCGCCTTTTTTGTATATATTAACTTTGTTTTGGGAGAGACAGATTGACTTTAGAGAGTGCATTACTCAAACAAATACTTGCGAATGGCGACTTTGAGACTTGGAATGGTCTGAAAGAACACTATTTCCCAGAAGGTGAGTACCGAAAACTGTGGCGAATAGTAGACAAACATGTTCACAAGTATAACGATTTACCTAGCTTTGAAGATTTAAAGCTAGAAGTCCGTTCGCGTGATTTACAAGAAAAAATATATGCAATCGAAACAGTTGAAACAGATGTCGAGTCTATAATTCTATTAGACTATCTGAAAAATCAATTTACTCAATCCGAGATATTATCGAAAATCGAAAACTATGTTGACACACAAGTAGCTATATCAGATGCTAGAGAAAACATAGACCTACTACAAGAAATTGTTGTGCAAGTGGAAGATAGCGTTGACACCAACGACGAAGCTGACAACATGGAAACTGTAGAGCTTTTCGATAGTGATGAGGACTTAGCAAAGTTTTTACCGCTCGGGCTCAATCAAGAATACGACCTGGACTATACATTCTCTCCCAAAGACTTGGTAGTTATCGGTGGACAGCGTGGTGGAGGTAAGTCCTTTACCTGTTGTAACGTGGCAGCTGCTGCCCAAGATAAGGGCAAATCAGCACTATACTTTACTATTGAAATGGACACTAGACAAATGTTGCAGAGAATCTGTGGTATTCAGACAGGTGTTCCTAGTAAGCGAATCAAAGCAAAGAATCTTTCTCCAATGGAGTGGGATAAAGTTGCTCAATGGTGGGCTGCTAGATTCAATTCAGGAGAAGAAGTCTACAGTAAGTGGCAAGACCACCAAGATTTCGACAAGTTCCATTATGAACTTAGTAGAAACAGACTGAAAGAAGGACAACCTCTCATAGATATTCATTACGACCCATCACTTACTTTAGCGAAAATTATTAGCGTAGTAAGACAAAAGCAAGTCCAGTTACCAAACTTGGGCGTGGTCATAGTGGACTATCTAAACCAAGTGAAACGCCATAACGCACCAAATCGTTCAGGTCAGTATGATTGGACCGAGCAAATCGAGATCTCAAAAGGTCTCAAATCTCTCGCACAAGAGAGCAAAGTTCTAGTTCTCTCCGCTTTTCAGACTAATGAGAAAGGAGAGGCAAGATTCTCAAAAGGAATCTTGGATGCTGTTGATGCTGCTTACAGCATACAGCATTGGGGAGACGAAGAACCTTGTATTAAGTTTAAGTGTGATAAGATGAGAAGTGGAGCAGCAGAAAACTTCACCTCAGAAATGAACTGGGAAACCTTAAAGATTGGGCCTCACACTGCCCTTGACCCAGATGAAAAGTCAGAAATGAAAGAAGCAATGACAACAGGGGAAGATACATACGATCTATGATATTATACACAGAAAAACAACTTGAAGACGCATGGCACATTCATTGTGCAGAAATAGTATATAGCAACCAAGAAAGCACAGTATATTTAGCATATCCAACACTAGAGGAGTTCAGACCTATCTATGAAGAAATGATGGAGGATATATTAAGTGGTCGCACATGATAAGAAATGGTGTTATGTACATATACCTAAATGCGGAGGTATATCAATAACAAGAGCATGGTTAGCTCAACAAGACAAAAAATTTTTATTCCAACATAGAAATTGGCAAGTAGGATTAAATGCCGATTTTATTAGAGAGGGAATAGACAACAGAACAAAAGGAACAGTATTTAACAATATACACGCAACCTACGACCAGTTAGCAATACAGTACCCAAACTATAAGTATTATACTGTAATAAGAAACCCTCTCACAAGATGGGAAAGTCTTTATAAACACGCTTGTGATGAAGGCTTTATAGTAGACTGGGATATTATAACTTGGACAAAGAAAGCAATACAGTCCCTAGAGAATGGGGCATACTTCGGTACTATACAGAACTTAGATGTATTTGAAAAAAGTTTAGTTCGTATGGGCAGTTACCATGTGATGTATTTACCAGCATGGACATACTACAGAGAACCAGAAGTAGAAGTGCATAGACTAGAAGACCACACTATTTGGAAAGCTCTAGGAATAATAAGAAACAATCATCATGCCTCTATAACACAACTAGCAGGGTATGATAAAGAGTATGTAATGAAATTAATTTACGAATACTACAGGAAGGATTTTGAAAGATGGCAGATGACAGAGTAAGTAGAGAAACTGCAGAACTAGTACCTCTAGCACCACATACTTGGTATGTAAGAAAGATAGGGTGGCTACTAGAGCAACCTAAAGTAAAAGAGAATATAGTAAATGTTCCGCCCAATGAACCACTGAGAGAAGCACTAAAGAAAGAAGGAGTGCGTTCTCCATTTTTATGTATGCCAAACTGGTACCCGATTGCAGGAAGTCAAAGACTGAGAGTGCTTAGTGAGATACCTGAACTATGGGAACAAGAAGTAAGAGTATGCAGATTTGATAAAGAGTGGTGGCTACATTATTATTTATGGGGCGACACAGAATTTAGAGACAAAGCGGTTGCTGTTTGGTTTCAAATGGCAGAATTAGTATGGAAAAGTATGTACTATGAGAATGATGAAAAATTTAGGGAGTACGAAAGATTAGGAGATGAATTGGAATGGAAACACAAGTCAAAGTTAACGGACAAGTAATAATTCTAGCAGACACAAATCCTTTACATCATGAAGGGTATTGTCAATGGAAAAATATAAATACAAAACAAATATGGAATGTTGATGGCAGCGAAGCACAAGTATGTTTCAATGCAGAGTTAGCAGAGCAGAAAGAGATTACTTTTCTAGCCCCAGTAATAACACGACCAAATACTATAGAAATATGTAGAAACAATAAAATAATAGAGCATACATGGGTAGAGACAATAGACACAGAATTAGACCAGAATCAAATTATGGTACATGATTTATATGATGGCAACATATTTGTAGATGTATGGGAAAAAGGTGTAGGTTATGTACCTAGTTGCGGAACAGGAGCTGCATCTGCAGCACTATTCGGTAATAATACATTTATGGATGTATATTGCAGAGGCGGTAAGTATACAATCAAAAAGGATTATTACAGTTGGACTATGGAGGCGGAAAATATTTCTTGACAAATCCTTAAAAATTTGTTATAATATATGTAATTATGATAGCTGAAGAACTTCTTAGAGAAAAAGGAATTGATTATCGTCTTTCGGGTAAAGACGCAATAATCTCATGTCTGAACCCAGAGCATGACGACACTAATCCATCAATGAGGGTGGACAAAATTACAGGCATATTCCATTGTTTCTCTTGCGGTTACAAAGGTAATCTATTTAGTTATTTTGGTGCACCAGCATCACCGTTAGAAGTGAAGATGCACCGCATAAAAGAAAAGGTCAATAAAGTTAAAAGCGAAACTGTCGGTATCCAACTCCCAAAGGATCGAGTGATGTGGAAAGGTGGCGGACTCAGAAATATATCTGAGGAAACTCTCGCAATATGGGATGCATTCACATGGAGTGCTCCCCAGTTCGAGAACCGTATCATCTTTCCTATTCGTGACATTCGAGGCAAGACAGTCGCACTGATAGGTAGGAGTTTAGATGACTTCTCACAAATGAAGTATTACATCTATCCGAATGGCGTAGAAATGCCATTCTGTCCAGCAAAAGTAAAACCTATGCAGAATAGAGTTATATTGGTGGAGGGCATATTTGATGCTCTTAACCTTTGGGATAAAGGTCTCAAAAATACAGTGTGTACATTTGGCACACAACAAGTGAATTGGGTCAAACTAAGTCTGCTGAAACTACAAGGTGTTCAAGGCTTAGACATTATGTTTGACGGGGATGAGGCGGGTATAAAAGCTGCTGAGCAAGCCAAAGGCTTGGCTGAGAAACTGGAGCTCTCAGCAAGAGTAGTAAAACTAAGGGATAATGTAGACCCTGGTAATTTAACAAAACCAGAAATAGAAAGATTAAAGGAAAAATTATATGGCTAATGTAGCAATAATAGAAAAGACAATGTCAAGTACTAACTATGATAAGTACTTTGACTTTGAGCATGACAGATTTGCGTTATGTTCAGATAGTTCAAAACAGAAAATTTTGAAAAGAGATGTTGATATTGAAATCGATATCGATTCGTACGAATGGCTCATTCTTGTAGGTTCAGAGCCTTTCAAACATTTCACTAAAAAGACATCAATAACAGAGTACAATGGAAAAATAATTGATGATAGATTTTTGGCTTTGATAAACCCTGCAATGATTAAGTTCAGACCAGAGGCAAAGAAGTCATTCGAGGAAGCCGTTGAGAGTATATCGGGATATGTAAGCGGAGAGCTTACACAGAAATCCTTAGGCGAAGATAGATGCTTTGGTATACAAGATTCAGAACAGCTTCATGCGTACCTACAAGATGCGCTAGACCATCCAAATGATTTCGTTGCACTTGACTCCGAGACATCAGCACTATATTGCCGTGATGGCTATATGCTTGGTTTCTCTATGTCATACAAAAAAGAACATGGTGTATATGTAGATACAGAGTGTATAGATGAAAAAGCAGAACAAATGATGCAAACGCTATTCAGCAAGAAACGAGTTGTATTTCACAACAGTAAGTTTGACTTGCAGTGGTTTGAGTATCATTTCAACTTTGAGTTTCCACACTTTGAAGATACTATGCTTATGCACTATATGTTTGACGAGAATCCTGGTACGCATGGTTTGAAACAACTTGCTATTAAGCATACAGACTATGGAGATTACGAGGCAGAACTCGACAACTATATCAAAGATTATTTGAAACGCACAGGAATACTTAAAGCTAGTTTCAGTTATGATTTGATACCCTTTGAGGTAATGAAGAACTATGCTGCAATGGATGCTGTAGTTACTTTCTTATTGTTTGAAAAATTTGAGAGTGCTATATTGAAGAATGAAAAACTATATTGGGTTTACAAGAATATTCTTATAGAGGGTGTTCGATTCTTAAAAGATGTAGAATCCAATGGCGTACCTTTTGATAAGACTCGACTAGAGTTTGGGCAAAAGAGAATGGGAGAAGATATACAAGCTGCAGTTGATGCACTTCAAGCTTTCCCAGAGGTCAAAGCATTTATAGCTGCAAAGGGTGGGTTCAATCCTAACTCTACAGTTCAATTACGAAGTCTATTGTTTGACTACATAGGCTTAGCCCCAACGGGTAAGAAAACGGGTACTGGTGCTGATAGTACTGATGCGGAAGTATTGGGTATACTAGCAGAACAACACGAAGTACCAAAACACATTCTTGAAATTCGTCAAAAGGTTAAAATTAAGAATACATATCTTGATAAAATTATACCTAACTTGGACAAGGACAGGCGACTTAGGACGAATTTCAACCTTCATGGTACAACTTCGGGCAGACTTTCATCAAGTGGTAAACTAAACATGCAACAGCTTCCAAGAGACAATCCTACAGTAAAGGGTTGTATCAAGGCAAAGGCGGGTCATAAGATAGTTGCCATGGACTTGACAACCGCAGAAGTATATTGTGCGGCTGTACTTGCAAATGATAAAGGTCTAATGAATGTGTTTAAGTCTGGAGGAAACTTCCATAGTACGATTGCAAAGCAAGTGTTCAGACTTCCTTGTGAAGTAGAACAAGTTGCAGAGTTATATGGAGACAAAAGACAACAAGCGAAGGCAGTTACCTTTGGTATCATGTACGGAGCTGGTCCGAAGAAAATTAGTGAGCAGGTAACTAAGGATAGTGGAAGTGTATTTAGTATGCAAGAAGCTCAATATGTTATCAAAGATTACTTTGAGGCTTTCCCTAAACTGCGAGAATGGTTGAACAACATGCAGAAGTTCATTCAAGCAAATGGTTTCATTTATTCTCATTTCGGAAGAAAGAGAAGATTACCAAATGTATTCTCGCAAGACAAGGGAATCGCTGCTCACGAAGTAAGGTCTGGAGTAAATGCACTTGTGCAGTCTGTATCATCTGACATCAACTTGCTTGGTGCGATAGATACACAGAAGTATATTCGTAAGACTGGCATGAAAGCAAAAATATTTGCGCTAGTGCATGACTCCATACTTGCTGAAGTTCCAGAAGATGAGATAGAACTATATAGTGCTAAACTAAAAGAGTTTATTCAGAAAGATAGAGGACTGTCAATACCTGACGCCCCTGTTGGATGTGACTTTGATGTTGCTGATGATTACTCACTAGGTAAGTTTGAGAAATTATACGGACTATGAGTTTAGTTACAGTAATAAAACACTATGATGAATTAACAACTGATGAACTTTATAGAGTTATTCAGTTGAGAATACAAGGTTTTATTGTAAGAAATGGAACTTGTTATCAAGATCTTGAAGCGCATTATGATAAAGAGCAGTGGTATATGATGACATATGACACAGTTCTTGGTATGCAACCGCAAGTTATGGTGGGCGTAAATGCATTGTGTACTAATAAAGTATTTACAGGGGATGATGGTACAGAGTATCGCTACCCTGCGTTTCGTAGACAATCGTGGGTTGATGCCTACAAGGGTGGAGCATCAACCTATGACCTTACTATCGGTAAAGAGTTTTGTGAAAAACAATTCGATAGTCCTAACATGATGTGTGAAATAACATATGAAAAAGGTAGAGATGTATTTTTAGATTTTGGTATGATAGAAGTAGGAACAAATGTAGACCCAGCAGGTAGAAGAAACTGGGTTTTTATCTATGAGGAATAGTATGAAAAAATTTATTTTATGGGTAGTGGATTGTTGGAGATTAGTAATGGATAATAGATATAATCCATTGAAACATATTCCAGACCCTAGTTTACAAATGTACTTCACATTAGTATTGTTTACAATGTGGTCAGTATATTTTGGAGCAGTCGCAACTTATTATATGGGTTGGTATGGATATAATACAGTAACAAGTATAGTAGTTCATCTAGCCGTTTTGATTCCATTAGGATTTACAAATGCAATATTTTTAGATGCAGAAAGAGATGGCGCACAATGGTTGAAGGACTGGAGAAACGACAAGTAAGTGAAAGTATTGATATTTGGTCAGTCTGGTTCAGGCAAGACTACTCTATGTAAAAACATAGTCGATATAATGGGCGATAGAGTCGTTCATATCAATGCGGATGAAGTTCGTAAAGAAGCAGATGATTGGGACTTTTCAGAACAAGGTCGTTGGAGACAGTTTAGAAGAATGTTGAACAAGGCAAATGCTGTATCAGAAAGTGGTAAAGTTGCCTTAGTAGATTTTATATGCCCATACAAGTCAGGTCGAGAGCAGTTTGATGCCGACCTGATTATTTTTATGTCAACAGTAGTGAATGGTAAGTATGAAGATACTAACAAGATATTTGAATGGCCGCACTGGAGTGAGTATGACTTCGATATACATGAGTGGGATGATGACGATCCTGTTGATGTATGTTGGACTATAGGTAAAAGATTATGGCAAGATGATATGCCAACAGTACAAATGCTTGGTAGGTGGCAACCATGGCATGAGGGACACCAAGCCCTACTAGATAGATGTCTAGAGAAAGCGCCACAAGTAGATATACAAATAAGAACAATGCCTTGGGGTGACAATAACCCCTTTAGTGTACATGAAGTACAAACAAATTTAAGAAACAAACTAGCACATCTAGCTGGTATAGTATCAATATCCATAGTGCCAAATATAGTAAATATTACATATGGCAGAAAAGTAGGGTATACTATAGAACAAGAACATTTTGAGAAAGAAATTGAAAACATTAGCGCAACAAAAATACGAAATAATACAACCGATTAGTTTCAGAGCTGATGTTGAATATTTATTGGATAAAGCAAATAAACTAAAAAAGAAAGACTATACACATAAAGATGGGACAAAAGTTCCCAACTATAAGTTTGCACATTACCATGATGATGAAATAGAAGGCTTCCTAGAAACTATGCCTTTTCTCTCAAAGTGTAAATACAGAACAAGTTTTGTCTGGCTTACTAAGAATAGTGTATTGCCATGGCATACAGACAAGAATAATAAGTGTACTATAATATGGTCACTTGCAGGTGGGTGGGATAACTCAACTACATACTTTAGACATCCAAGTCAGACTGGTGGCAACAGAGGAGACCATGATAGAAAGTGGGTATACAAAGATGCCTTAATAGATACACAGATAGAACATAAAGTAAAAGTTAGAAAAGAAGATAAAATTATGTTTAAAATATCTATAATTGATAAGGACTTCCAATGGTTAGTCAAAGAGTGGGAAACTTGCTATAAAGGATTTAAGATAAGTCGTGATTAAATTTCCAGCATACATACTTTCAGACGAGCCAGAAGAGATAGATGGATTAGTATTGATTGGCGACCAGATAGTAGACGATAGAAATATGACTGGTAAAACACTAGGAATGAGAAGATTACAAAGCCCTATGAAAAGTATCTATCCGCTTCGTTATCAGATTGATGATGAAATAGGAATGATGAAACATAGAGGCAAACATTTCATAGATACAAATGGAGTGTATTGGTACAATGAGAAAACAGGAACTGCCCAACTCAAATATCATAAAATAAGAAAAGTAGAAAAGAAAGATATTGCCACAGTTGTGTGGTTAAAGGATGTTCCTTTCCCTTTTGTAGAGGCACGACCTCCGCAAGAAGGTAACTCATGGGCAGGAGTTTTGTACAAGAAAGGAATACCATGGAAGATATGGGAATACTGTGAGGAGCAGAAGAAAGATACATGGCGGAAAATTTAGTTATATTCTACAAGGCAATAACTTGGAGAATAATAGCAACAACAATAACATTTTTAATCGCTTGGGCAATACTCGGCAAAATCGAGTATGCGGCAGGCATAGCCTGGCTTGATATGTTAGTCAAGCTAGTAGCATATATGGGGCATGAAAAGATATGGTTATCAATATCGAAAAACTCAAAAGTAAGTTAGAAACAAATATAGTATTAATCACATTTGAAAGTTTAAAGTCTGGCAAAGTATATTCCAGAGAGTACACTTTAAATGAGAAATACATGGAAGTTCCTAATCATATAAAAAATCAAAGTGGAGATACTTTGATATGTTATGATGTAGAATTTAAAAAGTGGGAAGACTTACAACTTTACACTATACAACAATTTAAAGTAGTAGAATGATAATGGTTATTAATAATTTCTTTACGGATGAACAGTGTGCCTTTTGGCGCTCTTACTGTTCTTTTGCTAGTAATAATGATAGTTTAGAAGTAGCATTAAAAGTACAAGAAGTGCCACAAAAAGTAGATAGAAATTATTACACCTTACTAAGTAAATATAACTTTATGGATGAAGTAAAGTATCTTGCAGAGAAAAATTTTAAGAAAAAGTTATATTTTCAAAAAAGAAACTATGGACATATAATGCATTATCACACTCCTGGACAAGGATTGAGGTGGCATGCAGAACCTAATATTAGTACTGTATCAGTATCTATCAACATATCAGAAGAATATGAAGGTGCTGAATTACAGTTTAGACAAGAAGATTTACAACTGCCATATAAAAGCGCAGTATTTTACGATAGTAACTTGGCACACAGAGTCAGTCCTCTTACGAGTGGTGAAAAGATGAGTATAGTTATGTGGCTACCAAATAAGGAACAATTATGTGTGGATTCGTAGTAACAACTAGAAGGCATGATATAGAATACATGACCATGAGACAGAAACATCGTGGTCCAACAGATACAGGTTACTATAAAGATGGTAGGTTTGCTTACGGGCATGTTTTACTTGATGTAAATGGAGAGCATCAAGTACAACCTTACAAAACAAAGAAAGGAAATATTCTAGTATTCAATGGAGAAATGTATGATTCTAATGTTAGTAATGATACAGCTTTTCTAGGAAATGGGCTAGATTTATTCGGATATAGATTTATTGGAAGCACTGACTTTCATGGCTCGTTTGTATATCACAATAAACAAACAAATAAATTAATCATAGTACGAGATCACTTTGGGGCAAAACCTTTGTGGATTTATAAGAAAGGTAATGATATTACTGTTAGTACTAGTTTGAGAAGTATATATTGGAAAGAAACTAATAAAGATGAATATAATATGTACATGCACAACCCTTTATGGTTAGGAACAAAGTCTCCATATAAAGATATAATTAAAGTTGCTCCTGGTCAAATGTGGATTTATGATTTAGCGACAAACAAAATGGAGCAAAAGAATCTATGGGCAAATATGAGAATTGGGTCAAAGGAAATAGACTTGGCAGAGTTCAAAGAAAACTGTATCAATGGAATAAAAAAGGTTGCAAAGAATAAACAAAAAACAGCATTATTCCTTAGTGGAGGATTAGATAGTACTTGTGCACTAGGTGTGCTCAAAGAAGAAGATTTGAACTTGACTGCGTACATCTGTAATTATGGTAAGGGTGGAGAGCTTTTTCACGATCATGATGGATTTAGAAATGAGGCAAGAATGGCAGTACAAACTTGTCAAGAGTGGGGAGTTCCTTATAAAGTTGTAAATCTAAACTATGAATCTTTACATCACTATCATAGAATGTGGTTAGCACATACACACTATCCTTGGGTAGATAGAAATAGAACAGCTCCTAGATTTGCACTGTGTAAAGCGGCAAGTCGTGACGGGTGTAAAGTAGTTCTAACTGGAGATAGTGCCGATGAATTATTTACAGGATATCAACATCATGATAGATACTATGATGATGAATATAATAAAGAAACAATAGAACAATATTCTACAAGACAACAGTGGATTCCAAGACAGATATTTAGTGAAACAGACCACAAGAATAATGCTTTATGGTATGATTTAGTGAGTACATCAGAACAAAATATACTGACAACTGACCAAACCTGCGGTATGTGGGGATTAGAAAGCAGACCAGTATTTTTATCACAAAGTTTTGTAAGATACATGATAGGTATAGAAAGCGGAGTAAAATTCACTAAGCATCGTAAGTATCAGTTAGGGACATATAAGTATCTATTAAGAGAAGTTATGGCGGACTATTTACCAAATCATGTCCGTAACAGAATGAACAAAACAGGGTGGTCATCCCCTTGGGATAATAACCATCCAGAGTTGACTAAGCTATGGAAGCTACAAGATTTGGAATTTATTGCAAACTTATGAAGGCAGTATACTCTAACAGAATCTATCTTTCTGTAGATACAAAAACAAGTTCGGATATCGAAAAGGAGCTTACATATACAATAGCACCGCGTATTCCGACTGACCCACCTATCGTGTTCAAAACAATACGATGGATAAAAGAGGGATTGATTTCCATACCAATGGGTAGAGAGGATTTAGTCCCATCAGATTACGAGATTATCGACAAGCGAGTAACATCGCCAGTCGAACTACCTGACTTTGCGTACACTTTACGACCTTCCCAGCAGAAGGTACATGACGAGGTACAAGACAATGCGATAGTTAACGCATGGGTAAGTTGGGGAAAGACAATAACGGCTTTGGCTATAGCTAAGAAGTTAGGTCAGAAAACATTAGTTGTTACCCACACAACTAACTTAAGAAATCAGTGGGAAAAAGACGTACAAAATTGTTTTGGAATACAAGCAGGGAGAATCGGGTCAGGTAGCTTTGATACTTCGTCCCCAATCGTTGTCGGGAATATCCAAAGTTTGTACCGAAAAATGGACGACATCAAACAAGTTTTCGGAACTGTGATTTTAGACGAGATGCACCATGTTAGTAGTCCGACTTTTACTCGGATTGTTGATGAAATGCCTTGTCGTTATAAGATAGGTTTGACAGGAACACTAGAAAGAAAGGATGGACGCCATGTGGTTTTTAGAGATTACTTTGGTCACAATGTAATGAAACCACCAAAAGAAAATTACATGACTCCTAGGATTGATGTAATTAAGTCCGAGATACGCTTCCTTGATGGTGCGTATACGCCTTGGGCAGAAAGAATAAATCATCTTGCATTTAATGAGGAATATGTTCATAGTGTAAGTATGATTGCTGCAAAATATGCCGCACAAGGACACAAAGTTTTAGTAGTGTCTGACAGAGTAGCTTTTCTAAAGGCATGCTCTGAATTGTGTGGCGATAAAGCAGTTTCCATAACAGGAGATATGGAGTTTGCTGAAAGAGATAAAGTAATGAATCAAATAAAGAAAGATAAAAATATTTTGTTTGGTACACAGTCTATATTCTCAGAAGGCATATCATTGAACGATTTAAGTTGTTTAGTGTTGGGTACACCAATAAATAATGACCCTCTGCTAACACAGCTAATCGGTAGAGTAATAAGAGAGAAGGAAGGAAAACAACAACCTGTGGTTGTAGACATTCATCTCAAAGGAAAAACGGCAGCCCGTCAAGCAAATGCAAGACTGGGCTACTACATGAAACAAGATTACGAGGTAAATATACTATGAGTAATGAAAAAACAATACAGTTAAATATTGAGGAAATGCGCAAGAATAAAGTATTTCTTGCTACACCTATGTATGGTGGTATGTGCAATGGACTTTATACTAAGTCTTTAATGGACACTACTGCAGTATGTATGAATCACGGATTGCAGTTGCAAATTTACTATATGTTTAACGAATCACTTATTACTAGAGCTAGAAACTATTGTGTTGCTAACTTTCTTAAAAGTGATGCAGAGTACCTACTTTTTGTAGATAGCGATATAGCTTGGAATGCAATGGACTTACTTTATATGTGGCATTTACTTGCTACAAGAAAGGAAGAATTAAAAGTTTTCTGTGCATTATATCCTAAGAAAACTATTGCATGGGAGAAAGTACTTAGAGCAGCAAAAACAGGGTTATATGACGAAGACCCTATGGCACTAGAAAAAGTTGCAGGAGATATGGTGTTTAATCCTTTACCAGATGAGCATCCAGATGGGCAAGCCCCTATCTACGAACCTGTAAAAATAAAAGAAGGTGCAACAGGATTTATGTTTATACATAGGTCTGTCTTTGAAGAATATGACCAGCATCACCCTGAAAGACTATACACTCCTGACCATATAAGAGAAGGAGAGTTTGAGACTGGTGAGCAAATAATGGCATACTTTGATTGCATAATCAATGAACAGAACAGATATCTTAGTGAAGATTATATGTTCTCTGAAACTGTAAGAAATTTTGGAGTAGACATATGGTGTTTACCTATGATAGAATTAATGCACTGCGGCAGTCACATATTTCAAGGTAAATTGATTGATATGGCTCAGGCAGGAGTACACGCAACTTTAGATCCTGACGATGTTGGTAAGGTACATAAGCGGAAGTTAGGCACGTTGCCACAAACACCTGCTCCTGACCAAGCAACAGCAGATAGTAATAAAGCTGAGAAAAATAGTTCTTGACACGAGTTTGAAAATTTGTTATAATATGTTGTTATTTGATTGGAATAAGATTGTAAAAGTAAGCAAAGGGAATGTTGGTGACATCATTCAGATCCTTCGTATTATAACTTACAAGATTCAACCAAAAAACTACTATGATAAAACATTTAAGTTTTACAAGTACAAGTTCGGAGGCAAGTCTTATCTTCTTAACCCAAAAGATTTACTTGAACGAGGACGAGCATACAGTGATAAAGAGGTAGCAGAATATGCAGGTGTCGCATCATTCCGCAACTATCACAACTATGTTAATACAAAAGACACCACACTAGATCATTTGATGTGTCCAATATCAGATGATATAATTAATAATAACAGACTGCTTGAAGTGAAAGATGGACGGGTACACTTTCTTTTCGAGGAGACATTAGGAGAATAAAAATGGCAATTGGATTCAACCAAACCAAGGGCTCAGCCCAAAAAAATAAAATCGAAACCTATAACTATGCAGGTAAAGAAGATCATCATCTAAGAATGGTTGGTGACTTACTACCTAGATATGTCTATTGGATTAAAGGAGAAAATGGCAAAAACATTCCTATGGAGTGCTTATCTTTTGACAGAAACTCTGAAACCTTTAACAACAAAGAACATGACCATGTTCGTGACTTTTACCCAGACTTAAAATGTGGATGGTCTTACGCTGTCCAGTGCATTGATTACGCTGATAAAACTGTTAAAGTTCTTAATCTAAAAAGAAAATTATTCGACCAAGTTATAGTCGCCATGGAAGAGTTGGGAGACCCAACAGACCCAGTCACAGGATATGATATCCATTTCAAAAGAAAGAAGACTGGTCCACAGGTGTTCAATGTCGAATATCAATTACAGGTTCTTAAGTGCAAACCAAGAGAACTAGATGACTGGGAGAAAGATCTAATGGCTGAATTAAAGTCAATGGATGATGTTTTACCAAGACCAACTGCAGATGCACAGTTAGAGCTTCTTAGAAGAGTCAACGACTCAGGTAGTGAAACTCCTGAAGATGTATCAAGCGAATTTGACATATCATGATAGGCGTTGGAGAGAAGTTCCCTGCCTTTACACTGCAGGGTGTAGACAAAGATAATAACTTTGTAACAGTATCTGTCACAGAACAGTACGAACCTTTGAAAAAAGATTACACAGTTATATACTTCTATCCAAAAGACTTTACTTTCATATGCCCAACAGAAATTGCGGGAATGGATATGTTAGTAGAGGAA